CCGGATAGCCATCCGCAGGCTTGACTTGGAGCTCCCCTGTCCCATTTGTGGTGGGGTGGGGGAGATTAGTCGGGCCCGGATCGCTAGAGCCATCCGGACCTAACCCTCCCCCTTATCTCCCCCCCCTAGGCAAGTCCGCCACCTAGAGGGGGTTCAAACAACATAGGCGGACACCTGGTCTGACGAGGACTTTATTCCTAGCCCACCTCGTCGGAGTTTTAACAATCGGGCTAGGCGGCTGAGCTCACAGCCGTATAAGGGCAGAGTTCCCATGAGCATAAGTCTCCGCCAAGACCCCATCGAAGGGGTCGGGGGATCGGGAGGAAAGATCATGGTAAATCTGGTTCTTGATCGGTGTCCTTATTGCGGCGGCAGTGGAATCAAGACCTCCAGGTGCCACACCTGTTCTGGAACTGGAAAGGTCGAGTTCGAGGGAAAGGATATGACCTGCCCGACCTGTAAGGGATCGGGTAGTTACGTCTATCGGGCCATGATTTCCCGCCCCCAGGCCATCCCCTGCCCTCGGTGCGAGGGTAAGGGGAAGGTACTTCGACCGGTTCGGGGTACCCTCTTGGCTGAGGCCTTTGAGCAGGCCAAGGCCAAGAAGGCTACTACCTCGGAGGCCAAGCCCTCTGCCAAGAACAAGGTTTAAGCTCGACTTTCCCCTGGGGAATCCAGTTCGTCTCGATTGGACTGGAAGCTCCCCAGGGGAATTTTACTACGTTTGATTAACCCCTCCCCTCCTTTCTTTCTCCCAGTTCCTTTTAGTCAAATCTAGACTAAAAGGGACTAGGAGAGAAAGGGGGGTTGGTCTTAAAATTGGTTTACTGATATTTTTGTTGTACAAATCCAAAGGAACTAAAAAGATTAGTTCTAGCTAATACATATTGAACTAGGACAAACCCAAAATTCTAACTAGCTTTACAAAATTTTCTGGTCGAGCCCCCGACCATAAAGCGTATGGGGAAAGATCTTCCCCAGCAGGGGCATAACTCCCCATCGAGAGGGGAGATAAGGAGGGGCCTATGAAAAACAACATGGCTCCCGTAATTAGAGAATTGAATAATAGATTTATTGCGAGGAATCGAGAAATTGAAATTGCAATTCTGGCTCTACTAAGTAAGGAGCATTATTGTGTGATCGGTCCCCCAGGGACTGCAAAGTCGCAACTAATCACAGAATTGGGAAGATTGATTGGATTGAATACATTTAGTTGGTTAATTCACAAGACTACCACATTGGAAGAGCTATTAGGACCCATTTCATTGAGTGGTTTAGAGTCAGACAAGTACTTCCGTATTACCACTGGCAAGTTGCCAGAATCGGAAATTGCCTTTATTGATGAGATTTGGAATGCGACTATTATATTGCCAGCATTAAACTCAATTTTGAATGAAAGAATTTTCTATAATGATGGTACTCCAATTCATTGTCCCCTGATTAGCTGTTATGCAGCGAGTAACCAATTACCTAATAAGAATGAATCAGAACTAGTAGGAACATTCGATCGATTCGTTTTTAGAAGTATAGTGGATTACACAAAAGATTCCAATGATTTTAGAAGGCTTATAGAATTGCCTGAATTTCCTCCCAGTCAACCAATTATGAGCAAGTCTGAGCTGGAAGAAATTGACAAAGATATTCAAACGATTCAGGTTTCGAATTTGGTTCTGGATCAATTGGTTGAATTGTGGAATAAGCTAAGATTCGAAGGAATTATTGTAAGTGACCGAAGGTGGCGGAAAGTTCTCAAGATTCTGAAATGCAAAGCTTACTTAGAGGAATGCGGGTCAGTTGATTCTGACCATTTTGAGATTCTTACGTATGTGCTCTGGCAGGAACCAGAGCAAATCGAAGTTATTAACAAGATTATTCTTTCAATGGTTTCGCCTATTAGGCAAACTCTAATCGAGTATCTAGATATTTGTAATGAACTAGAGAGAAATTGTTCAGATTTGGCCTCGACGCTTGAGGCCAATAAGGGAATTAAAGATATTTTGGCCAAAATTGAGGCCCTGACTCCAATGACTCCAAAAGATTCTGACCTAATAGCCAAGTACAAAGAAGATATTACCGCTATTCACAAGAGAATTGTTGACAGGGCTCTTCAAGGAGGGCTCTAATATGGTGGAAGTAGTTGAAAGGAAAGATGGAGTATTTAACGATTATGGAGTCTTACAAGATTGTTTCAAAATTATGGAATCAAATTTTCAAATCAAGTCTATTCTGTTTAGTTCTAGTTACGCAGTAAAGATTGATTCAAACCAAGTGTCAATTGAAAAGGATTCTCGATTTGATTCTTATGAGTTCTTTAATGTTAGTAATCATAGGGTTAATATTCGGACGGTTAAATCAAGGGAACCATTCTTTCTAGTAGAAGTTCAATTACCATTCGTTCCAATTGAAGCATTAAGGGTTGATTTAGAGTTATTCCTGGTTCCAATCCAGATTATCCCTCGAGGAAGATTCTCATTGTTTAGTCAGAAATGCTTTAGAGTTTTCAATTCTGAGGAACTCGAATCAATTCTGAAAGAATTTTCCAGCAAAGTTACTAGGGCTAGTCTTTTATTTATGACGTATGAAGAATAGGAGGTGCAGCATGGGAGAAAACAACCTTCTCGAATTGAGCAAATTAGATAAAATGTATTTCAATCACGTCAAAGAATTTGAAGTGGTTGCTAATTGTCTCCAATCCCAAAGGACTCCCCACTGGGAACCCCTAGTGGAAGATATATTTGCGTCATTGTATAAAGTTAGTCCCAAGATTCGAGAGATCAAGCAGATACCCAAGTCTTTATCCGTGAACAAAACGATTCTTGACCAATTGTTTGACCTAAAAGAATGGAAACAAATTAGAACGAAAACAGTACTAGATGAGTTCGCTTCCGCAATTTCTTTAAGCAATATGATAGAATTACTTAGAATTCCTGAGGAGTCTGAAGAGCAAATCCGGAAATTGAAACAGTACGAAGACCAACTAGAGGAGTTAAATTCAATGTTCCAGACATTGTCTGAATCTGGGAAGGCGAATTCACCACTGGCCCAGAGTATTCAAAGTCAATATAGTCAGCTAAAACAAGAATATGACCAAATGCAAGCCCCCTCGATTGATGAGGGAGCAATTAGGACTGCTATTAGGAAATCTATTCAAGAAACTAACGAAGAATTAGATAGAATTGAAGCTATGTCATTTGGCCGTGAACCCGGTCAAATAACTCAAACCAGTATTGAGGAGAAACTAAAGATAGTTCAAAAATTGCGAAGAAATAACAAACTAAAAGAACTATCTGAAAAATTAGGTCGTTATCGTAGAATACTCTCAAGTATTCGAAAGAATAAAGTTCGTCATTCTTCTGGAGAGATTACAACGTTGGAATTCGGGAATGACTTATCCCGAGTCCTTCCAGTAGAACTGGTCTTTTTGAAAAGACCGGAATTGAAGAAAGTATTTAAGAGAAAGTTCATTGAAAATCAATTGCTAATGTATGGGACAAAATTGCCCCAACCAGAATCCAAGGGGCCAATCTATGTTCTAGTAGATGGATCTGGCTCTATGGAAGGAGCCAAAGAAATTTGGTCCAAGGCTACCGTTCTAGCCTTGATTCAATTGGCATTTGAGGAGAATCGAGAAATTGTCTTATCTCAGTTTGGAAGTAAGTCGGAGTTCTATTCAGTTGGTCCAATTAGAAAAGATACTCCGAATGTTACTGAAATGATCCTTGATTTTTCATCATTCTTCTTTGGTGGGGGCACCGATTTTGAAATGCCCCTAAGTAAGGCTAAAGAATACATATCTAACAGTAAGAAGAATGATATCGTATTTATTACGGATGGAGAATGTTCTATTTCTTCCCAGTTTCAATCTGATTTTAGTCAATGGAAACAAGAAACTAAAACTAAACTCGCAACAATTATAATTCGAGGCTATTCTAATAACCAATTAGTTGAGATCTCAGACTTGGTTCTTAGAGTCAATTCGTTTAATGAGGATTCGGACCAAGTAACGATGGAATTGTTTAAGGCTATCGATTAGAACAATAAGAAAAACAAAAAAGCAAAAAAGAAAAAGGAGGGAGCATGAATAACATCGACAAAAAGATCCTCGTTCTACTTGGGGCACCAGACCCCGAAATGTTTAGAATCGAGCAAGTATGTAGATTACTAGGAATGCCAATATTGTATGCCCGAAAGGGCAATCAGAGAGTAAGTCCCAGTCAGGCCAAAGATTCCGATCCAATTGAGATTACGAATGATTATTATGAAATCATACAAGTTGAGTGCAGAGTCCCTCTAAAGTTCAAATCTTATTTCTCTCTTCCAAAAATCGTTACAATTGATCACCACGAGCCTGGGGATCCAGGCTCAGAATATGGGCCTTCAGAATTCGTTCGAGGGAGTTCGTTGGGACAATTCTTGTTGCATTTGTCTGAAATGTTTACATTTAACAAACTAGCAGACGTAGGATTTGTTTTGATTCCAGATTTGTCATTCCCCCAGCCGCTAGTGTTTTGTAATGATTGTTGGTTAATTAGAGACAAGTCAAGGAATTATTATCGAATATGTGATGATTTTAAGTTTGCAATGGCGGCTGATCATTGCCTCGGGGCGGCTTACCGAGGTGAGTGTCCGGGAGTAGACCCGGACCAATTGATGAGTTGGAGGCTTCAGATTAGGGCTGAATTCCAGAAAGTCCCTGTAACTGATCTAATTAGCAAAGTCAGGTTTGCGATTAGTAAGATCAAATCCGCCCCCATTATTGGGCCAAATATTAGAGACCTCCGAGGAGAGGTCATTCCCGAGCTGCCCGAAGCTGGGGCAAGAGTTGGGGAGGCCATTCTTGCTGGGCCTCTAGAGGAGAAGGGCAAAGCAGGACTCAAGAAGTATGTATTGCAGTTTGCAAATAAGGAACAAATCGATTACTTCTTAGCAATGGGTTTTCAGAATCCGTATTTTAATTACGAAAGAGGATTCGCAGGTGGCTATAGGGAGGAATAATAGACTTTTTGAAAAACGAAGAGCGCTACCTTGATACCTGTTTTCTGGAACTTATTGTATATGATTTGGTTCACTCATAATAAGTTACTTATAGTAATAGCTTGTATTCTGACAATTTTAACAGGTGTGATTTGTTCTAATATACCTAGATTAGTAAAGTACTTTTTAGTTTGTATTTCGATTCTGGTTTGTTTTGGATTAGCTGGGGAAACGATTTTTGTTAAGAATTGTATATTTACTAAATTCGACCCCACTACCAGAACCAGAAATAGATACTTATTACCGATTGATTTATGTCTAGGGGGACTACTAGGGGGAGGGGGGAGCGGCGTGTATTGCACCGCCAAATTCCTCCCTAATACTAAAGTAAAAAAGTAGGGTGAATGTGTATTATTTTTTTGTTTGTTCCGGTAAGATCTCATCTTTTCTACTTAGAACATAAACCATAGAGAAGAAAAGGGAGGATGAGAAAAAAGAAAAAATGTTCAAGAAAGGAGGATTGAAATCATGTCGGTTAGAACGAGATTGATTGAGAAAAATTACTCCCCATTGCTCGTTAGGAAATATCAGGCCTTTGGGTGGCCCTTATTTGTTGGAATTATTTGTGATTCGGATCTTGGTGACTTAGATGAATTGGTCTGGAATACCCTTAGTTCTGTTTCTCCAGAGAGTATCGATAAAGATCTTCAAGCTTGTAGGAACCTTGTTGGTAGTCTATTAGATACTATTGTTAAGTACTATCATGAAGAATCGAAGGGATCTGTTGAGGGAGTGGCTGTATTTTACTATGTTGATAAATGTGCGATTAGTTCTTTGTATGGAGATTTCATGGTTCACAAAGCTTGTAGGGATGAGTTCTATTCAATTCTAAACATCTTGCCCCATATTTGAAAAAGATGGGAGCAGTAGAGGGAAAAATGAAAGTTCTAATTTGCTCTCCCCATTGTGATGACGAACTAATTGGTTGTTTCTCAGCTTTGTATAATTTGTGTCAGAAGGAAGGAAATGAAATTCTCATTTCTTATTGTGATTCAAAAAATGAGTCTAGAATTCTAGAAAGTAAGAACTTAGTTCCTATACTAGAGGAGCACGTACCTATATCTATTTTTTCTACCATTGAGCAAACGTATTTCTACAGTGACGATTTGCTTGAGGTAAAATTGGGAAGAGTTCTTATGGAATGGGAACCTAGTATGGTCCTAGCTCCAGATCCTTATTCTGAGCACCACCCACTGCATAAATTTGTAGGATCATTTTGTAGACATTTTGTCTCTAAGTACTTAGACAACTCGTCTTTAATCTTTTACTCAACTAGTATGCAATCTCCATTTTTATCTGAGCTTCCTTCTGATATAAGTTCTAAGAAAGAAAGAATTTTAAACTTAGTCTATCCGAGCCAGAAAGATTTATGGCGATATGAAAAGAAGTATATTCTATTCGAGAGCTATATGGAGGAAGTCAGATGGTATCAAAGAAGAAAATTCCTAGACGATTAGTTATTGCTCCTCAGTTTCCAGCCAAACTAAGATACCAAGAATGGTGGATAAAGGAGTTTAGAACTAAGTTTTCTAACTATTTCTCACAAGTTGAGATATTGGGACCTGTTGATTCTTGCTTTCCGTTTGGCGAGTGTTTTGGGGAGTATTCCGTTGAATTTTCTCCCCAGAAAGCATCTATTCAGTGGGAAGCGAAGATGCTTGAAGATTACTTTTATCTTAGACAAGATGATATTCTTTTTCTAACTGATATTAGTTATCCTGGAATCTTTCCTGCTTTGCTATTTCATGGTAGGCCGGATTATGTTTTTGCTTTCTGCCACGCCACTAGTTTGAATCGATATGATATTTTCTCTGGAATAAGAAAGAGGAAATTTGCTTACGAGAAACAAATCCTTGAGATGTGTAATGGTGTTTTTGTAGGATCTGAGTATCATAGAAACAAACTTTTGGAAAAAGGCCGTGTTAATACAGAAATCTTTGTATCAGGAGTGCCTTTTCCTCCATCTTATGTAGCGGGAAGTAGATCAAAACTTACGGAAAGACAGCGAAATTCAGATCGGTCGATTACTATCGCGTCTCTAGCTAGACCATGCATGCAAAAAGTTACAAAAAGAGTAGAGAAACGAGTCCAAAGGGAGATTGGTTGTAAGATTATTCGACCAAATGCTACAACCTGGAATCAGTACTATGATTTTATTTCTAAGTGCCTCATCGTTCTATCTACAAGCAAGGAAGAAACATTTGGTTACCAGATAATAGATGCTATTCTTGGAGGCGCTATTCCGTTGGCTCCAAATAAGTTTTCTTACCCGGAAATTCTTCCCTCATCGAACCTTTATGATAGTGTAGATGAACTAATTTCTAAGATCAAATTAGTACAGAGAGATCCAAGTCAATTTCGGTTACGTCTAGAAGACTTGGATGTAACTTCGAGGTGTTCTTCATTCTACCACTTTGTTTCTAGTACAATTGGAGAATTCTTGAAGAATGGATCTAAGTAGTCTATCTCAGCAAATTGCAGATGGTGTATTTAGTAGGAGCGTACTATCTGGAAATGTATTCAAAGATGTTATAGACTGGTTATTTTCCAGAGAAGATGCTCCGGTTCCATCTCATATTAAGAAAGATTCTAGGATCACAAATACGTATCTCATTAAATTGTTTCTTAAGAATGGAGAGTTCAATTACTTTTTGAATGGTTGTTTTAATCATTCTGGGACTTCACTTTGGGAGCTTGATAAACAGGATTTGCTTGTTTTCTTAAAGCATTGTATCTTGAAACTCAATCTTACTAGGAACTCAGTCTATTATACCAAGAGTAGGAAAGCGAAGGATATTATTGAAAAGATTGAATCTAAGTTTCCTCTTCTAAAAAGCTATGAGTGTGAGTGTTTAGAGACTTGTTTTAATCCTACGATGCTTGAGGCTATTCTCTTGGGTGGAGCAATAAAAAAGAAGAGTTCTTCTAGAAAGAAAGATCTTCCTTCTCCCTCTTTATTACCAGAAAAAGAGGAGGAAGATTTGCTTTCCTCTTTAGATTCTTCCCTTCCTTCCTCTCCTCCTCTTTCTTTTGATCCTAATAGCTCTAAGGAACAAGAAAAAAAGAACGAATCTTCCTTATCTCTGTATTCCTTTATTAGTGAGTCTTTTGAGATTGTCTCATTGTGACAAATTTAAGTTATTTTTTTGTACATTTGTAGCAAAATTGTTACCAAGATAAGTTCCGAATTCCATATTTCGATATCAAAAAGGCGTGATTTTGAGGTCTAATTTTTGCTATGCTAATTTTCTTAGGAAAATAAAATGAAAGGTTGTGGGGAGAGAGCTCAAAGAAGGGGCTCTCTCCCCTCTAGGAAAGGAGGGTATGGATGGGTTATTTTTTTGTTCTAATGCTAGGGGAAACGAAAAAGTAAGAGAGATACTAGAACCTCTCTCAGTTTTCTATCAGCCCATCTATGAAGCAGTACTTTAGCGCTTCCTCTCCGCTCAACCAGAAGTTTTTATTCTTAATCAGATTATCTAGATCTTCTTTCTTACTGCATGAATTGGTTGCTATGTACGTATTGGCAATATCCTGAAATTTCCTTAGAACTCTAGATGTCTCTTCTGAGCTACTTGGAGTTTCCACTTTAAACAAAGAAAATGCCAGCAGTTCGTGCCACATAAGATGGGCAGTTCTAGATGCAAATCTGTGGCCTTTTGATCCAGATACTAAAACTAGAAATCCGGCGCTTGCCGCAAAGCCATAGCACCTGGTTTCTACAACCATGTCTTTTTGGGCTTCTCTAATTAAACCAACAATTCGCCAAGCCTCAAAAAGAGATCCCCCTGGGGATTGAATTTCTATAACTACATGTTTGATGTTTCTAGATCTGCACCAATCAATTAAGCGCCTTGCGTCTTCTGAGTCAATATTGTCAAGGAACCAAGTCACTTTCTCAATGTTCCCGTCTTTATCTATCTGAGGATAGATCTTAGGCATAGGCAGCCTGATATGTTCTAAGGGATCTGGTTCTCGCAATCGAAAAGTTACTGGAACATGGCATCTAAAGCAATCGGAAACATCCCCTACTACCTTGGTTTTGGGGCACTGGCCTTTTAGCACAGGGGCTTGTGGACTAGATTGGGACACTGGTTGACTTTCTGGGTCTCCAGCGCTAATTAAAGAAGGTATCTGAAGAATGAAACAGATACATATCATACTTATAAGAATTATTGTAGCAACTAGTTCTTTTCTTATTTTCTTTCTTATCATAGCTAAAGTCCTCGTTGCTAGTTTTTTGGTTTTGGTCCTTGCTCACCACTCTCTTCTATACTTACAAACAAAGGTGAGCAAGGACCAAGATTCTCTCTTTTTTCGTTACTTAATGAAGAAATTGAGATTAATCTGCTCAACTGCTCGAGTAGGCTCTAAGATTACGTTAACGTGGAATTGTTTCCTCTTTCTTTCATACTCTGTGGCCCCAACTTCCACGGAGAAATCATACAGACCCCTTCTTTTCTTAATATCCTCTAGAAAGTCAACTATGTCAGCCTTAACTTGGTTCCAAGTAATTACGTCGTTGAGCTCAAAGATAAAATTCCTACAGTATCTTTCTAGGGCCCTCTTGCAATATAGAACGAGCCTTACAATATTAATATCTGTCAAGGCACTGGCCTTGATTTGGCTGGTTAATTGTCCCCATACCACGTAACCTTCTAAGAACTTTACGATAGGGTTTAACCGCTTCAAGTACATCTGGTCTCGCTGTGCGAGGCTGGGGTTAAATCTAAGCTCCTTGATTGAGTCAATAGAAGCTCGATTGAAACCAGCAATTGGATACCAGACCTCTGCTACCAAGTCATTTCTTGGAAGAAGGTAACTAATATGGTACAAGGGACTAAACCATACGTCTCTTCCAATAAATGGATCATAGACTTTGTTATACTCCTCATAAAGGGCAACATAGAAAGAATTAAATGTATGCTCGTTAGATCTTTTCTGAATACTGGTGGTATAACTCGAATTGTCCCCATTATCAAGAAGGGCGATACAATCTCTTCGAGTTTTTGCTAGAGCCGCGATCTGGGTTTTAACTTCGGTGGGATAACCAGCATCCCAGATAACGTTAAAGTAATAATTCTCAGTATCTAGGACTGAAGGATCAATAGCCCCCAAATACGCCTGAGATAATAACTGGGTTGCTACGGTAGTATTTACTGTCCCATTGCTATTAAGAAGAGATCCCAATGAGCCCTTTCTAAGAGGAACCGGGGTGGCAGAAACGAAAGCTGAAGAAATCGAAGCTAAGCTCTTCTTAACTTGGTACGTTATTCCGCCGCTAGTTGTATCAAAATTTGTGGTATCTCCAGACCAACCTCTAGTTCCACTGCTGAGATTCTTAGTGCTAAATACATGGACGGTGGTTCCATTAGAAGCAGACTCGCCTAACCATCCCCAGATAGTATTACCTCTAGAGTCCTTGCAGATAACCATATAGGTAGCGTGTCCGGTTTCTTGGCTTTCCCAAAGGGAAAAGTCTTGTTTTGGGTCAGTGATGGAGGCGGAATTTTGAGTTAGTACCACACTAACATCTGGAGACATATCTTTTGCGTAAATTTTTCCTATAGTCTCGTAGCCAGCATCTCCCACTTTGCATCGTAAGAAAGTGGAATACGTATTTAAGACATCTTCAATAAAGAGGGAGCTCCCACTCGAATCTATTGCTTCCTTATCGAAAGATACCTCGAAAGACTCAGAAATTACCTCGTCCCCGTCTGATTGTCTTTCATATATGTCGAGTGTATAAACGCCATAAACAAGAGGGTTAGCATGCGGAGTTAAGCGAATCCCTACTGCATTATATGCATCGCCTCTACCAATAGGATAAAAGATACAAAGAGGAATAACTCCTGAGGTTCCATCGTAGACCAAGTTTGTATCTATTTCGCTTTTGGTATTTAGACCAGAAATTGAATCGGTCGAAACGGTGTAGTCTGTCGAGGTATTTTCTGTTAAATTAATTCTAAGATTTGAGTAGGTAGCGTCGTTTGGGAGCACTCTTAGGACATACAGAGCTCCACTTTCTCCCAAGTAATTATAAGCCACGTAGGGACCCTGGCTATAACTAGTTCCAAAGTCTAAGATATTGGGTTCTCCAAATTCTGATACGAATTCGCTTCTAGAACTAACGAATTTCATGACATTATCTTCGCCTTTGCGGCTTAAGATCGCAAGAAAAGAAACGGTACTAGGAACTGCTTCAACGTAAGTGGATAAATCAAAAATCTTTGTATAGACACCTGGAGAAATAGGCATATTTCCTCCTTGCCCTATTGTTGTAGGTGTGATTTTGTTGTCTAGGTTTGTTAACTTACTCTATGTATATTTTATTCCCTTTCTACTAGAAGATTGTTTCTATCACCCCCTTCCACTATGTACATATAGATTTTTTATCAAGATAAGTTTAGGATAACATTTAGTAAAAGCAATTTTCTTTGTATTGGAGTTAGATAGAGTTTTCCCTTAACCAGAAGGAATCTTAGAGAAGCATACAATGTCCTATCCATTCTCATTCCGCGACGAAGAACTAGGATGTATTCTTTGGTAAGACCCGGGATTGCTGACTGAGCTGCGGCAAGTTTGCCTGCTTCTTTTATTGCTAAGATAACTAGAAAGTTAGTAACTATATCATATTGTTGTAACCTTTCTAGGGCATCAAAAACTTTCCCACTAGTTAGATGTTTTTGTATATTCTTTCTGAGTGACTCGTATGAAGATACTGGAATTTTCATTTCTTTTCTAATTGTAATATAAAGAGCATTTCTTATATCGTCATTTGTAACGCCTTTAACATACCGTTTAAGACTTAGGGCCTTAGCCTTCGACTCAGAGTACTTGGCTTCTGAGAACCAAGTATACCATTTCGATACAAATTCTGGTTTCATAAGTTTAAGGGTAGTCTTTAGGGGCTGAGAGTTAATGAGATTTATAACAAGGGCATCGGTTTTAGATTCAGGAACGAAAGAATCTGCTTCCCCTTTAGACTCAGACGGGTCACTATTTTTGGATGCAGGGCTTATGACCTGTTCATTAATTTTCGACGTAAGTCGGTCGACGACCTTGGCAAGATCTTTATCCGTAGCCCTTTTCTTGGGTTTCTTTCCTGTTAAGAAATCTAACCAACCAAGATATCTTTCCCCACTATCTGCTATGACATCGGTGGGAAAGTTCTCAACCTCTTTGATTTGCTCTAGTATATAAGAAAGAAGATCTTCTTTTTTAGACATACTTGCTGGTCCTCCTAAAAGAATAGATACCAAACAAACTGGATAATTCCAAGAGCATCTTTAACTAAAGTTGGGAACGTGGCTCTCGCATACAGATGGAACGGGCCACTATGCCCAGCATTTCTAGATGTAGATGACCACAAAGCAACCTCGTTGATGTTGAAGTCATTACACCACTCAGATCTAATGGTAGTAACGATTTTTGCTATTAGATACTCATCGTCATTCAGTGGATCCCTTTCAAAGATAACTTCGTCGAAAGGAGCCTTATAGTACTTACCCCCTCTCAGATCTGCCAGGGTTGTTCCAGAGGAAGCAATTGGAACCTCATTCGCCAAACCTACATCGGTAAGCGTTGGGGGTATGGGAGCAAGAGGATCACCTTGAGTGCATCCCCCAGATCCAACACTAAGCCATGAAACAAACTCCTCTTTACTCGTTGCGTTCTGGCTATTCTCTAGGTCTAAGATTTTTTCGCATATTAAAGATCTTCCTACATAGACCACAAGATTACTTGTGGTTACTAGCTTTTTGCTTCCATCAGGAAGAACTTGATAGATCTCAACTTTTCCTTTTGGACGAACTGAGTTATCATCTCTTTGTTTCTGTCCAAGAGAATCACTCGTTTCGATATGATCTGAGATAGAAACTACGTATTGTTTCTTGGTATCTGTCATTTGAATTTCTTCCTGCCTCTTTTTTTATTACTTATGTAAACCGACTAGAGAGATAGTCCTAAAAATTTGTTCAGAAACTAACTTTTTACTATATGCCAATCTATTCGATAATTAGAAGATGGAATTGGTCCACTAAGTTTTACAAAGAAACTAGAAGTAGTCTTATTATATGCTGATTGAAAGTACATGGCTTTGGAGTTGGTTTCTAAACATACCATGGTTACAAAAACTTCATAGTTTGTATCTGGTAGAGCTGGAGAAAAACTAACTTCAAACTCTGATTGGCCTATACTGGGGGTAAATGATCCTTTTCTTTCTTCCATCTTTTTTAATCTAATCTCCCAATCTTAATCGTTATTGATATATGACAGAACACAAACCAAGAAAGTAGGACTGGAAGTTACTGATTGTATATCTAACGAGAACCAACTCCCGGCATTGATATTGGAAATAGAAATATCATAACTATAAGATGCGGATCTTCCAAGAGTTAGGGCATAGGAAAGAACATTTTGTTTGGTTCCTAGGGGATCGGTAAATGTTTTAATTTGGATTTGGGCCTCGGCCCCCTCTGGACCAACAACATAGCCATCAACTCGATACAGGAAAATATTTTCTAGAGTTATTCCGTTAGGCATCTCACCGGAGCTAGGATTTGGAATAAGCCAAGTTATGTACTTAAGTCTATTTTCTTGCTTCCCACTAAATCCACTCCATCCCGAGTATCCAGACACTCCACTATATCCACTAAACCCACTATTTCCTGGCCAACCTTGCTGCCCACTCCACCCTGAGTAACCACTCCACCCTGAGTAACCACTCCACCCTGAGAAACCACTGGTTCCTATGCCCGAGTAACCGCTTAGCCCGCTCTTTCCGCTTATTCCAGAGTACCCTGAGTACCCTGAATAGCCACTCGAACCAGGGTTATCTCCCGAATAGCCTGAAAAACCACTTGCACCCGAGTAACCAGAAAAGCCACTTGATCCAGAATACCCTGAATAGCCACTCGAACCAGGGTTATCTCCCGAATAGCCCGAGAAACCACTTAACCCACTGTAACCAGAGTAACCACTTATACCACTCTTTCCACTAAGCCCACTTATGCCCGAGTATCCTGAGTAGCCACTCCAACCAGAATATCCACTAAAGCCAGATATACCACTTATTCCAGAATATCCACTAAAACCGGAGTGGCCGCTTACCCCTGACTGGCCACTATAACCCGAGTAACCACTCGAACCAGGGTTATCTCCCGAGTATCCTGACCAACCAGAATACCCACTAAAACCACTTGTTCCACTCCACCCTGAGTATCCTGACCAACCAGAATACCCACTGAATCCACTTACTCCTGAGTAGCCACTAAAGCCACTTGCTCCATCAGTACCTGAGTAACCAGAGAATCCCGAGTAACCACTCGAACCCGGGTTATCTCCCGAGTATCCTGACCAACCAGAATAGCCACTAAAACCACTCACTCCCGAATAGCCTGAGAAACCACTCACTCCAGAGTAACCACTTAGTCCGCTCTCTCCCGAATATCCACTAAAACCACTCACTCCCGAATAGCCACTTAGTCCCTCAGCACCTTGTGGACCTGAATATCCACTAAAACCACTCACTCCCGAATAGCCACTTAGTCCCTCAGCACCTTGTGGACCTGAATATCCACTAAAACCACTCACTCCCGAATAGCCACTTAGTCCAGATTCGCCACTATATCCAGAATAGCCACTAGTGCCTCTTGGACCACTATACCCCGAGTAACCACTTGCACCAACTGGGCCTGGTACACCGCTATAACCTGAGTAACCACTGGTGCCTGGATTGTCTCCAGAATAGCCACTAAAACCACTCACTCCCGAATAGCCTGAGAAACCACTCACTCCAGAGTAACCAGAATAGCCGCTAACCCCTGACTTACCACTGGTTCCACTGACACCACTTTCACCCTGTTCGCCTTTTTGTCCGCTCCATCCTGAGTAACCACTAAATCCAGACAATCCATCAAATCCATCTTTTCCGCTATATCCACTAAACCCACTACTCCCGCTAAATCCTGAGTAACCACTTAGACCAGAGGCTCCAACTTCGCCACTTGCGCCTGAATAGCCACTCACTCCTGAGTAACCGCTGAGACCACTCCTCCCAGAGTATCCTGAGTAGCCACTATGACCACTTTCTCCACTAAAACCACTCACTCCTGAGTAACCGCTGAAGCCACTTTTTCCTGACAAGCCACTTAGCCCACTCTTCCCGCTATAACCCGAGTAACCACTAGGGCCTCTTTCCCCACTAAGACCACTTTCACCCGAGTATCCAGAAAAGCCACTTTGTCCGCTTTCACCACTAAAACCTGAGTATCCAGAAAAACCACTTGTGCCAGAGTAGCCACTAAAACCCGAGTAACCACTAACCATTAAGGATTCGACTCGCATAAATTTCAATGAGCCAGATGTAGAGTCGTATCCAAGGGCATACTTATCTTGTGGGTTCGTAACATCAATGGGTATATCTTTAAGTTTTGAAGCATTCCACTGACTGATATCTTTGTAGGTATCTATATCTGCTTTTCTAATAACGTGCTCGTCTTTTGATGGTGGGGTAGTGACCGCTAATTGGCCATCATCATAATATACCGCCATATCGTAAAGTACCCCCTATGTGTGTTTGTTGTGCTAATTTGTACATTTCTTTGTGCTAGTTCTCACTAGCTACCCAATTGAGTTGGTAATGACTTGTTGGAACACTAGCACTAAATTCAATGTCAAATCCATTCTCATCTTTAGATACGATATCATAGAAGAGCATCCTGGGAGACTCTTCTATTGTGTTGCAAATGGTTGTAGATAAAGAATAATCATTAGAACTCAATGGTTGTGGGAAAGAAACTCTCATTCCAGTAGAATTTGCTGGAATGGAACTAACCCCAGTTCTTTTCCCAACGTATGGATACTCAACATAATGAACCATCCAGCTTAAGGTATATTCTTCGGAAACAATTGGGGCTGAGAATCTAATTGTAAATCCTAGTCTGTCTCGTTGTGTAATGATATAGAAATATTGATCTGAAACCCCAGTTGAGTCAGAAACCATTGTAACACAAAGGGAAGTTAAGAGGGTTCCATCTAGAATTTCAGATTTGAATTCTATGCGTTCAGTGGTCTGGCCTTTTAGAAGACGCTTTGTTCCGGATTGAAGGGCCAAGTCGGCAACTAGAAATGCTTTTACATACGTATAGTCTTGGCTGGTTGGAATATCAAAGCAACCCTCACAATCGAATTCTGGCATCGAACCGGTGCATATGGTATAGATGGGAACCGAAGTCCCATCTAAAACGGTCATATACCAATTGTAAGTCGTTGGGTCAATGTAATGGGAGCATGAAACTTGTGGATCATTTTGCCATATTCCTTGGAATACTGGAAAGGAGCGAACTACCTCTGGTAAGGTTCTATAGTAATTAATTACAACCTCTTCAGGAGACTTATCATCGGATACCCCGACATCATGGTATGAACCACAGTCATAATGGTCTCTAGAATGATACAAATCTGTAACCGTTGAGTCATGACAAACAACGTACTCGTTTCCACAACATGGTTCGCTGTCCATGGTGTGGAAATCTAGAAGGTCTTTTTCGTAATTTACTTGCAGCTTATCTTCTGAAACTACTGCATCCATTAATGGAGAGTTAATGTATAGTGTATGAATTAATCCTAGGAATCTAGCTCTGTGGGGCTTGAAGAAATTCACTACGTCTAGAATATAACGATTTACGATACTTCTAGGACCAATCGTAGTGGCAATTCTTGGATAACTTTCTGGGAGAACATATAAATCGATATAAGAGGTTAGTAAGAAGAGGACCTCTGTGGTAATAGAATCTCCATTACCACTAGTAAACCAAGAATCAATGTAATTGAACAAGTCTAAGTTTATTTGCTTTAAGACTTGCTCTGGAGATGAAAACAAGGGAGCTAAGAAATCAGAGCCAATGGGTCTTGTAAATAGATCTAAGAATTGGTTTCGGAGTTCTTTTTGTTCATCTCGAGTTACTAATCTTTGAAAATACAAGGTGGTAAATTCATTGATTATGGTTTCAAGATCTAAACTAGTTCCATCATATATTAAGAAAGAGTCCGAGAACCCACTAATTCTTTGCCCATAGTAACGATTTAAACAATAACAACAAGCTACATAGATCTCAAGCAAAGAAAGTTTTGTTTTTGCATACAAACTAAATCTAATAACTCGATTAAGTTCCTGCGTTTGTAAGAATGTTTCATACTCATCTCGAACTCTTCTACGTGTTACCGCGGAGATGATAGCAAGCTGGTCGCTTAGAGGTACGTTCTCTCGAATTGCAAAATGAGGAGTTTTCATTGGGAGAGAACGACCTTTGGCTAAGAAAGAGAGAGTATCTTTTTCTAACATCCAGTGCGGGTCGAATCTTTTTACGTCCTCATATGACAAGTCAACAAGAGGAGCGGTATATGATTCAATGCTAATCTTAATAGGATCTAAGCTAGAACTTCTAGATGGTAATCGAATGAGGGGAGTTGTTATGTACTTAGATGTTTGAACTATGTTTGGTCGAAAAACAAAATCGGGACCACTTGGAGTTTGTATTCGAGTTAGAAAGTACTCAACAATATCTGGGTTATTAACAATGCCAAGATATCTTAGAGAACTAGACAGAGAAGTAGGGGTTCCTTTTGTTTTGTACAAACGAACTAAGTCTAAAAGCAACAAGATTTTATTAAAAGATGAAATTCGGTATGTTGGAAATGGTAACCCCATTGATCGAAGCAACTCTTCGATATGTGCCTCAGGAAGGGTAAATACGTCGGTTACATTCCTTGATATGGAAACCAACGTTTTTAGTGCCGAGTACCAATCGATGAGAAATTTTCTTAGTCTCTTATAGTCGTCAGAAGCAAATGCATATTGGTCAATGATAGCATCAAAAAAGCTTAACGTACTTGCTTTTTCAGATACAAGAAGTTCTTGCAAAAGCAGGTCAACATTTTCAGGTTCACCTTTAAGATATCGAAGAAGGCTAATGAAATCAGATACGGTGAACAATTAGGTTTTTCCTCCTTTACGGGGGCATTCGATTAAAAATTCCACTCAACAGTTTGAAATGTTTTTCTAGAATGTAGTCATAGTACAAAGAATCAAGCAAACTTTTCTGGTTCGGAAATAATGCGTCATCTGGCAGAAGAATAATATCTGTGATTCCGTTTTGCATAAAGACCAAATCTATGTAAATAAGTCTAGATAGATTTGTAACCAAACTAGGAGCTGTAAAACTGGTAGTATCGTAGTAGACGATTATCGAAGTTGTGTCTGAGAATCCCGTTGTTTTGTACTCTAGCAAGAAGTCGAGCATTTGCAGATCTATGCTTTGAAGCTGGAAGATGTTTGATCCTGTCTCGCTAGAAACATAAACATATCCAGCGTTTCCATACGGAGACAATCTAATTTTTAGAGAAAAATCCCATTCTCCTCTATCTAGAGGAGTAAATAGATAGTGGTAATAGTTATGAGAATAGGTGTCTGAGAATAACAAATCAATAAACGAGTCTCCGGGTAAAAAACTTGTACCATTAACTATGCTTGGTAAACGAACTGGAGCGTCATTAAGAATCTTATCAAATAGAATTCTAAAAGCATGATAATCAAGCTCAGGAACTGCGATATATGGCACTAGATACAAACCCCCGAGAAAATATGTATGAAGAAAAGGAAAAGTTTACGAACCAAAAACTTTTTTGAAGGACTACTAAATTGGAGTTCATAATTTTGTTCTTAGATCTATTCTTCTAACCTCCGAACAAAAACCAAGAAGATACTACTAACATACGAAGGAGGCCTACGTTTAATGGATCCAGTTCTAGAAAAATTCCAACCGGTTTTCGTAACGGGTAGAACAATTAATGATACTTGGTTTGAGCTCTTGGCTCAGTTATGGGACAAGGGACGAAGATACAAAGTGACGTCTGGTTCGTATGCAGGATCTAGTCGGTTGGAATTCGATTTCGTAGCTGGAACGATAATGAGTCCATCTGAAAGACCTTTAGCGGTGTATACTCCTCCTGGGGTTCCTGCTCCTACAACGGATTCCGCTATAGAAGAATATTTCGTAAATTACCTTATGAACGGGAAATTGTCTCCAAATGAGCACTATCGTTATTCTACGTGGATCGTTGGTGGGAAGTACAAGATTCCCCAGATACGAATCGAAGGAAAAGATCTTTATGATCTTGAGATTACAGTTCCAAACCAACTCCAATGGTGCATTGAGCACTTTAAGAAGCAGGGGTTTGGTAATAATCATTGTACAATTCAGGTGGGATATCCAGAAACAAACTTAGCATATGATATACCTTATTCTGATGAAACTGAAAGGAGAACGTCACCATGCTTAAGGTTAATTGATTTAAAGATTATAGAACAGAACCAAAAGTCTTATTCTATTTCAATGGTTTGTTATTTTAGAAGTTGGGATCTTTATAGTGGCTTTCCTGAAAACATTGGAGGATTGACTTTATTGCTTGAATATGTGGCGAATGAACTAACTAGCTCTGAAATTGAGGTTAATCCTGGTTCGCTGAGCTTTGTTTCTAAAGGTCTTCATTGCTATGATTTCCAAATAGAGGCTGTTCGTCTAAAATTGAACAAAAAGTAGGAATGTTCTTTCTTGCTAACAAGAAGGAGGCGAAGACATTATGAATCAGATTCATATCGCAACTTGGCTACTAACAAGAAGATGCAATCTTAAATGTTCCTACTGTAGGATAAGCAAAACGTATGCCAATGATCCATACTCAGTTAAAACTCTTCTAAAGACAGATATAGATTTTAGTTATCTTATTGATTCAATCTGTAGGATAAAATCTAATAACCCAGAATCTTATAACATATTCCTTGGAGGTGAGCCTACTCAGTATCGAGAACTCAAAGATCTGATCTTAAGGTGCAATAAAGAAAACATCCTCTATACAATTGTGTCGAATATGTCTGGTTCGTCTTTTGAAACGATTAAAGATTTGCTTGCTTCTTTGGATTATATAGATGGAATATCATTTTCTTTGGATCCTGTTGTATTTATGTCTTCTAGGAGAGGAGGAGATAGAACAAAGAAATCATCTAGCGCTTTACATTCTATAAAGTTTCTAATGAATCAAAGTGGCAAAAAAGTAAGGGATATTGTAGCGGAGGTTGTGTCAGACGCTAAGTCTTTGGCATTCCTTCCTGGATTGGTTTCTTATCTAACTAGAGCTGGGATTTGGTCTAGTATCTCAGTGGTTGAGTTTGGAGAAACGAACTATTATGATTTTGCGGAAACCTTAGATCCAAGACTTCTTATAAAACCTAGCAATGTCTCTAGGACAGTTTTTTCTTACATTCTCAAAGAAGCTAGGAAGGGCGAGTTAAAAGTTCTTGCTCACGAGTCGCTTGTTGTTTTGATGGATTGTATAGAAAACCAAAAACCCTATATGTGCAATATCGAAGAAAATGCTAACAATTTGGTTATAGATTCTGATGGGTCTCTTCGATTGTGTCTTAGAATAAGGGGAATTGAAAGCACCAAGTTCAAAGTTACCGATATTTTGAATAAGGATGGCTCGATTCATGAGGAAAATATGAATCGATTTAAAGATGCTCTTCGAAAAGATAAAGAATTATACTGTAAGGGCTGTTTGTGGACTTGTATGATGTTTTCAGATTTACTTGCTAACAAAACGATACAACCAAAAGATATCCACCACTTATCTACTAAAGGGCTAGGATTGCTAGGCCCAAAAGAGAGATAATACTAGTTAGAACAGATCTAAATTTTTCAAACTGGGCATCGCTTCTATATTCTTCTTTCATTGTGGCTTCGGAAACTGCGATGCTCCTCATCATTTCTAAGTTATTTTGTAAGAGGATGACTTTTAATTGTGTTGCCATTAGTATGTCGACTAAGGTGTTGTAGCTTTGTGTTAGATTTTTGCCTTGTTCTTGGAGATATTTTCTATTTTCTGCCAACTCCACAATAAATTTCAATTGTTCCTCAGTGAAGAAAACCCCAGTCCTTCCATCGGGAAGGACGATGGGAGAAGCACCCTCCAGAATATTCTTTCCTTCATTTGATAGGTCTGGGAATAGTTCTTTTTCGTTCTTCTTTTCATATTGCTGCACTGAGTCAATTTGTACAGGCGGAATATCGAATATAGTTGGTTTCTTAGGAGTGGTGGCACAACCATACGTAAAGATTCCTATACAAGCAAATAGAAAAAAGTTTCTTACTGTTATCATGGTGAAGTTACTCCTTTGATGAACTTTCTTTCTTTTTTCTAGGTCTAGTGGTTCTAGTTCTTGTTGTATTTAGTATGGTGGCGCTATTGTTGCTAAACTGGGTTCTTGTAATTCTTCTGCCTCTGGGCTTTGTAGTAGGCTTTGCAGGAGGTTTGCTAGTTGCCGCCTTTAATCTCTCTAACAAGGAGTCAATGGTTTCATTGTCCAAATCGCTTTTATGTTGCTCGTAGTCATCTAAGATTTCTTGCTCCTCTTTGGATAAGTTATCAAGTTTTTGTTTTAGGATTTCGATTTGATGGTTTAGTTCATTTATTTTCTGTTGGTTTGAGATAATTGTTCCTGGTTTGTCATCCCAGGGGCTTCCAGTTGGGGGCTTTATCGAAGATCCCCCTCCCCAACTACTAGAAGAACTTGTTGGTTTCTTTCTTCCTATAAGAAATGTAAGAATAAAGACTATAGTCCCGATTCCTGCAACAATAACGATTTTAAATTTTTGTACTATCTCTTTTATTTTAGCTAGGACTCTTTTAATTCTCTCGATCATTTTCTTTCTAACTCCTTTCTTTTTTAGAGGGATTCTCCTCATCTTTTATCTTCGAAGAGTGGTTAGTCCTGCTGTCTTGCTGACTATCTTATTGAACGTCGCAGGTGCAAAGCACATAGTTACTCCCAAAGGATACATGATAAAATCCCAGCCCTCTATGCTTTTCGTAATTGCTTGATAGATAAAGGCAGCAGTAAGAGTTAAGCTCACAAAAAAGGCAGTGCTTCTAGTTAAAGATAGAGTTCTTGGATCGATTTCTTTATCTCGAAGAAAGTTAATAGAACTAAGCTTACTTGGTTTTTCTTTTGGTTGCGGAGGAGGTTCTACACCTCGACATTCATAACATATTGTATCGCAACCCACAGAGTCAACTAGTTTTGAGAGCTTATCTATAAGTTGGTTTAAGTCAGATCCGATCTTTTCTCTAGTAGAATCTGGTTGTATGTCTTTGACGTCTATTTGTTGTATTTTCTTTGCTAGTAAGATGGTGTTTCTTAGAACATGTAACTCATGGTCTTTCATTTTCTATTTACATCCTCCCAGTCTATACTTGAAGCAAAGAAATATCTTTTAGATTGACTTCTTTGTCTGGTCTTTCTCGTAAGAAAGATAGCATACTAAACTTTGCTGACATATGGAAGCCTGTTATTTTGTAACATGTTTTGGAAGAATCATATGCAAGTTCGTAAAATGGTTCTTTAAGAACCCGTCTATACGCAACTTCAATAACTTTTTGAGGTCTTACAAAGAGCTCTTCTTTCATTATTCGTCTAAAGTTTGTATCTATTCTTCCTTCGCAGATAGAAACTTGATTCTCTTGTCCCCAATCAAAAAGTCTCTTTCTTAACTTAGAAGAAAACCCAGTTCCAATTTTAGTGCTTAAAACAAAGCGGTTTTCGTTAGTTAAGAAGGCAATTCTTATGAAAGAAATCTCTCCTCTATTCCAGAGGTTAGATTCTTTGTTTCCTATGGATACAATAACACAATCTACGGTTGGAGTTATTTTGATTCGGAACAACCGGTTATCACTTCGAGAATTGTACCTAGCTACGACTCCTTCTAATTTGTTCTTGACAACGTAATCAAATAGAACTTTGAATTCATTTGCTCCACCATAACTCCATATTGGCAGACTTAGGTTTGAACTGTGAGAAGAAGAGATTGGTTCTAAGAATTCCTCTAACTCAAAGAATGGAACGTTTTCTAATCGAATTCCTTGAATCTCTCCTATATCAAATACAAAATAATGAACTTGGGATAAATCTCCAGTTCTAATTATAGATAGGGTCTTATTGAATGGGAGTTGGTTACCTCTAGAATCTAGGGCAACTAACTCCCCAACAAGACTAAATGACTTTCCTCCCTTCTTACTAGATAGATAAAGAAGGCTTTCCTCGAAAGGAAACTTCTCTCTTTCTATGACAAGACCATTTCTGCTAAAAACGATGACCTTTTTCTGGTCGGGAAACACAGTCGCCGAGGCTAGGATACCATCGTATTTAACAGAAAAAAACATATTCTTAATATTTTTTTCTAGTAGGTAAGATACAAATTCTGAGTTTGAGAAGTTAATGAATCTATGTGATTCTTTCCAATTTTTAGCTGTGTACATCTTCTTTTATCTTTCGAACAGCCATTAGTACAGTGGCTTCCCCTTTTTGTATAGTTGATTGCTCAGCAACTATGTGTAAAGAAATCTTTTGTCTTTGTTTGCATAGAAAGTTTCCTTTGAATTCTGTTATGACATTAGTTCTGATCTTTTCTAAGAATTCGTTAAATTCTTGTTTCTGTTCTGGAACGGGAACTAAGATATCTTGAATCTTCTTGTTTTTCTTTGTCAAAGAAAAGAATTTACTCAAATTCCTACTGTAATCTAAAATACCGTATCTATCTATGGAGATGACTATAAAAAAGAAGTCTGTATCTTCATCCGCTAGCCTTATCATAGCTTCTTGTTTTCGAGTATATTCTTTTACGGCGGCTAGAATTTTGCTTTGGTCAAGCAAGGCTTTAAAGATTACTCCATCTGGGCATCCCGGCCAATCTTTTACAAATAGTTGGGATACAATGAAGTGCTTTCCAAATGTCTCACTATAACATTGCCAAATCAAAGGATCTTGGTATGAGGTTTGCTCATTGTGACAAAACGCACAAGTAGTCTTGGATCCATGTAATATGGTAAAACAGGGTTTATCTAAGATTGTTTTCGTTTCAGAACCAAACCTACTTACTATTTTTCTAGCTTCTTCTAAGAAGGGCTTATTAGCATATTTGATTTGTCTTGTTTTATAGTCGCAAACATATACGAAAAGGGGTAGCATATCTAAAAGGCGTTTGAGTAATTGAAATTGAATACTTATTTCTTTATTTGGTCCTTTTAGATTGTTTGTCAGATCTTTAAGCTTAGATAAATTTCTTCGTCTTTCTTTTTTGATCTCTCCTTTACGACTTTTTAGAAGATTGAACATAGTAAATCTCTCTCAAACTAGAGCTTTGGTAACAGAAATTTAGTAGCAAAAGGAATAAGTAATGACATAATCACAGAAATTACAGATACTAGCGCGCCGACTTTGACAAGCAATACGACAACTTTTTCTCTCAGATCAATTAGTTCATCTTCCAGGGTATCAATATCATTAGATAGTCGCTCTAGCTCTTTTAGAACGTATTTGCTCCACTCGTTCCAACTTCCGTTTGTGTCCACGTTATTATATCTTTACTCCTTTTTTGTATCTTATAGTACTAAGATTTTTTATGTACTATTCTATATGGTGCAAGTTACAAAATATATCCATATCTATGTAGTTTGTTTCTGATTCCGTCTCATTGCGTTGGTCTGTTTGATTGTTTTGGGATTCTGGTAATATTAAATTAAGAAGATTGGAAAGCTCCTTGTGTATTTTCTTTCTCTCCTCCCTCCTTCTATGTACTTTCTCTCTCGTTAAAGTTCCAGAGAGTGCTTTTTCTACTGCTTTTTCAAATAGTTCTAACATATCTCATTCTCCTTTTTTCTTATAGAAAATTGACTAGTTTTTATTGTTTTCTAAGTACATTGCCTCTTTATATTGCCTAGATTTAAGGCCTTTAGTTTTAAGTGCGTAAGTTACGCACTTAGAATATTTCCTAAACATGGATTCAATAAATCTAAGTTCTGAACTTGTGGTTATATCTTCTGGGTTGCTTTGGATGGTTCGTGCTCTTTCGTTTAGATAAGATCTAATATCAAAAAGAACACACATTGGGTCTATTCCCAGCATTTGCAAGAAGTCTTGATTACCACAAGAAATAGTATTAAATTGCCTTACGTCTCTAATGCTTTGAGCAATCGCTCGTTTAATATGGTACTCATCTTCTTTTTCTTCAAATTTAGATTCATCCCAATTCTCTAAACCATATGTTTCGCAAATTTCATTGTATGCTTTCTGAAAGATGTAAACCTCTTTTAATGCTCCTTCTATATAGATTCTGGAGTCGGTGATTCCAGATTCAATTTCTTCTATACTAACTTTTAGTTTTGCCAGCTGAATTTGCTTTCTCACAATTTCATCTGGGTCGGAAACTTCTTGTTTTGAGAGGACTTCGTATTCATGTAGTTTTTCTAGCAAGTCTAAAACTTGTCGTTTTAACTTAAAGTTAGCCTCTCTAAGAGCCATCCTTCTATTCTCAACTTCGGCGATTATTTGCATTAAGTTTCGTTCTGGTGTTGAGTGATGAATTGTAAGTAAAAGTCTAGTAAACTGGGAATCCCTTCGGCCAAATATATTGCTAGCCCTATTGATTTCATCCATTCCCTGAGCAACTTCTTCTAATTTATCTGGAGTAAAGACTTTGAGTTCGAATTTCTTCTCAACAAATGACCTTGTTGTTATTCGATTGAATACCGTATCGGAAACCTGGGATTCTGCTAAGGATTCGACTAGTTTCGTTAGAGAATTCCTTGTGGTACTAGGAAGAAGTTCGTTCTTTAAGATATCTGACCACTCAGTTGAGATTGTTTCTTTTTCCACTTTTCTACTCTCCTTCGTTTTGTATATATTCTTGAGCTAACATTGAAAATGTGCTTTTTATCAAATTACATTGAGGATCTTTTTCGTTTATAGATTTTGAGTGCAAGAAACTATTTGCAATACATCCTCCATTACAAAAAATCTGAATCTTACATTTCTTACAGTCATTAGGAAGATCTCTTGTTAGTAAAGATTCGTATAGACTTGATCCTAACAGAATTTCTTCTAGAGATGAGTTCATGATGTTTCCAAAGGAGCAAAAATTGCTTCCGCACGGGATTACCTCTCCAGTAGGAGCAATTGAAATTTCTGCTCCAGAAGTAAAGGCGCAATAAGATGGTTTTCTTAGCTTATATAATGATTTTAACATATTTAGAAATGGGAAAAATGTTACCCCACCCAAAGGAATTCTATTCTTAGAGCATATTGTATAGAGTTTAGCAACATTCTTTGCGACTTCGTAATATAGAGATGAAGGAAGGAAATCTTCAGCAGAGGAGATTTTGTTAGCAAATTGTAGGCTAATACCAATATTCTGTTTGGGATTGGAAGAAAATATGTTGGTGCTTTTTTGAATTACATATTCATATAAGTTTTCTAATGAGGAATAGTTAGCGGTAGTAATGGTTGAGCAGATAGAGGTTGTTATTTTTTGCCTTGTTTTAGCATCTAGTTTCTCTAAGTACCTAATGTAGTTATCTAAATTACAATCTATAATTTCTGTGGTGGGGCGACCGGATTTAAGTTTTCGAAATCTATTCATATCTTCGTTTGGACCGTCTAAACTAATTCCAATAGAAATAGAATAGGGGAGACATTCTTCGATTATTTCTTGGAAGTCTAGCAAACCATTCGTTGTTAAGTTAAAGACGAGCTCATTTTCTGAAATCTGATATTTGCTTGCTTCCTTTTTTGCTTGTCGAATAGCAAGGAGACATAAATCGGGTCGAATTAAAGGTTCTCCCCCAAATAATCTGATTACTATAGGTTCTGATCTTAAAACATTTCGAGCAACGATGTTGAAGAAATCTTCAATGCTTTTACAGATAATAGTTTCTGACATATGTTGACCGGTGGTACATTCTTCTTTTTCATAGCAATATGAACACGCCATATTACATCTATTGGTAATGAGTAAACGCAAGCTATGTAAATTTCTAGTAAAAAGAAACTTACTATTAGTACTCGGCGAATCTGTTATGATAGGAGAGTTGTCTTCTAGTTGTGAGATGGGAATTCCTACGTATCCCTTTCTAATTAAGTTAGAAAGAACCCTTGAATCATACCTGCTGTCTAGATCTAAGGAGTATCTTGGTTCTTTTGGGTTTGATGCTATGAGAGAAATAGTTTTCTTATCCGCTAGAACAGATAATTTTCTTGGTTGATATAAAAGAACTGTGTCCTTATGGCTGCTTGATATGCTTACAATCCTGCTTTCAGATGAGTTAGTAAATTGGAGCTGAGTAATTGGATCCAACCCCGTACTATGAATCCATTGCTCATATAAGTTAGGTAAGTTAATGGAGAAATCTTTATTTAAGATCTCTTCTATTTCTTGGTAAGATGGTGCTTGTTTGCTTGCTATGCTAAGAGCATAGAAAAAGTTGAGCCAGTCTGTTTTCTTCATTAGGAAGCTAATAAAAGATGCATACCCACCATATAGATCTTTTACCTGAGAAGGATTGGAAACTAAACTAATTGGGGCTATATTAAGAATTGATATTAAGCGAGTAATATCATATGATATGCAATACTTGGGTGCAGGAACATTCTGTAAAGAAAAGAACTCACACACTCCTTCTTCGAACCAAAATGGTAAGTTTATTATGCCAAGACTTTTTAGATAACAATGAAAGAGTTCATGTCGAAGTCTTGGCTCTGAAAATTGTAAATCTTCTAAACTGCTTTTTATGAGCAAGCGGCGGCCCTTAGTGGTAACTGCGACCCAGTTTCGAAACTCATAATTAAATAGAAGATCATGACGGAGAAACAAACTAAAGACTTCTGGGGTCAATAAAATGACTTTTGCCTTGTGAGCAGGAGATATAAGGAGGGGAACTAATTCTGGACATTCTTTACAAAGGATCCTTTGGATAGTTAGACCCAAATGCTTTAGTTCATTTTGTTTCTGGACGACTATGTTTTGAATCTTATCTTTTTGGTTAGCTTCGCATATGAGAACGATGTCAAATAACCAACTTCCTATAATAAGTCGAGAATCTAACTTAGTTTCGTATATGGATGGATCTAGACCAAAGCATTTACATAGATCTAAGATTGTTTCATTATCATTAGGAAGTTGGTTAGTATGAAGAATCATTTTGTGATTTCTTTCCCTTTGTTTACCCAAGAAGGGGTTTTGTTTCTTTCTTTGTACATACAGATAATAAATGAGCACAATGTATTTTGTTTCTTCTCTTTGTAAGTATCTTTACCAAGGTGATAATCAGAAAATGCTATTCCAAAACCTCTACACCATGTATATGCTTCGCAAGAAGAACATCTTTCGTAGGAGTTTTTGTCTAGATCTATGGCTAGTTCTTGGCTTGTTGTAAAGGTGGGGAGAATAGATTCTTTTTGTTGTATGATAGCATTCTTTATTGGTATAACAGAATTTTGAGATCGAAGCGTTCCGTCTGGGTCAATTTCTATTGAAAAAATAGTTTCATGGTACAATTGAGGATCTCCCCAACGCCCAATACTAATACTAGATTGTTTGCATCTTTGTATTAGTTCATGGAAATTTTGAGCAGCTTTTGGTATAATTTTTTCTTGTTGCTTTCCATCGTCTTCTAAAACTGCGAATTCAATCGCTGCCCCGCTAATTCCCAATTCCTTAAGACCAGAATAGAAAGAATCTAAGAACTCGTAATTTAGTAACGTACTAAAAGAGATACACGAATTGATTTGTATTCTTGTGGGAGGAAACCCACTTGATATCATAAAGCGCAAAGAACTAAGAACATCATAAAAAGATAGTCTTCCGCCTTTCTTATATTTTCTATTGTAATTGAATTGACTTCGAAATCCATCTAAACTAACATGGAGCCTTAGATTTGGAACCTCTTTAAGAAAATCGATATGATCCTTTCTTATAAGAGTTCCATTCGTATTTATTACTGGCATCCATGTTAGAAGAGGATTGTGTTTTCTAAGAAAGACTTCTTGACATGCTTCTTTTATTGCCTTCCAATTAAGGAAAGGCTCTCCGCCATAAAATGAAACTCTACAAAAAATTGGTCCTTGTATGCTCGAAATTTTATCAAGATCAGAGCTTATTCGTTTTAAGTATCCAAGTAAGATATCTGAACGCATAAGTCTTTTTGTAACTGGACGAGTTTTATTCCAAAGATTTTGAACGTGACAATATGTACATGCTTGGTTGCATAGATAAGTTACAATGAATCTAACCGAGGCCCTTATATGGTAAGTTTCTTTACTAGTCACTACCGCAATCTCCAAAGCAAGGTCCGCCGACACAATCTCCAGGAGGTGTACTTTGCTGAACATAAACTGAGCAAGAATTTGAGTACTTGGTCATTCCACTAGTTACTGCCGTGCAAGAAAACTTGATTGTATATGTTCCGTAAGCAGTCCCAGAAGGAATGACTAAATAGGTAGTGAAGTTCTTGGTTGAGGAGACGTTTGTGCTTGTTTGGGATAAGTACCAACTGCTTGGCGCTCCCGACAACCCAATTGTAACCGAACCTGTGTATCTCACCGGTGTCAAAGTTAAGGTAACAGGAACCGAGGTTCCTGGTTCTGCATATAAGTAGGAAGGACCAGAGATAGAAACTTTCGATTGGGGCATAACTGTAATCTGGACATTTTGTTGTTGTGTAATTGAGCCTGAGATTGCTGTGATTCCAAGAGTAGCATACACGGTGGTTTCATTGGTTACTGTTCCAGTTCCAGTCTGGACTCGAAGAGTAACACTCCTGGAAGATCCGGCGCTTGTCAAAATAACAATATTTTGCGAGCTACCATTTCCACCTATGAAACCAAATGAGGTATCGTACAATGTTCCAGAAACGACTGCGCAAGACAAGGTAATGGTTCCTGTAAATGAGCCTACCGACGTTAACGTTACTGTATAATCATAGTACTGAGTTTCATAGATCTGAGCGTTCGTTGGAGATACTGACAGGGAGAAATTTGAGACTGCCGCGGCTGTCACCTGTAGTGTGACAGAGCAATCCGAGGTAATTCCTTCGCTTGTTCCCCTAAAGGTCAAGGAGTAAGTCCCAACTGCTGCTGAGCTACCTACTGAGATGGTAATCTGACCACTTGGTGATGTGTAGGGAATCGTGATACTGTTAATGGTTACATTACTGGGTGGATTTAAGCAAGAGACGGTTACAGACTTATTAAATGTTCCATATTTGCTTACGTAAATGGTGGTTGTGGAACTTTGTCCTTGTGGGATACTTAATGAAGATGGCGATGCGCTAATGCTAAACCCACTCGCTGTGTCTTGGATGGTTAGGGTTAAGGTTGCGGTTCTAGATATCTGGCCGCTCGTTCCCGTAACGGTAATTTGGGTTGTTTGAGGCGTGACAGAATTTGCTACCTGAATTATAAGAGATGCGGTTTGAATCGCAGTTCCATTTAAAGATACCGAACTTGGACTTGGGGTTATGGTCACTCCTGAAACTGGACAAGTTGCTACTAAGGTAACAATTCCAGTAAAGCCAGATATGCTGGGAGTTATATATACGTAAGAATATGTTTGTTGGCTTCCTCTCTCAACGGTTACTGCCGAAGGGCTACAAGAAAGCGTGAAGTCAGATGGAACCGATGACTTAACTTCTATGGGAATAGTCACAGTTTTGTTTGTAATGCCCGTTGCGCTAGCGGTTAGGGTCATCGAGGTTGAACCTACGTTATTGCTTGCGGTGACCGTTACCTGGACCTGTTCGACATTCGTACTATCAATAACAACGAAAGTAGAACTAAGCTGCGCAGAGGCATATGCGGCGTTGGGTGGGGTGGATATTGCTAAATTAACCGTTCCTGTGAATCCATTTACTGGTGCGATGCTTAGCAGGATTGTTCTTGTAGAGTTCTGAACTAAACTTAATGATGTCGGAGAAGCGGTAAAGAGAATATCTTTTGGTTGAGATGGAGCCGAAGCCACTCTAATAGAAAATGTGGTGCTAGCAGAATGTTCTGTCCCATTAATGAAGGTTGATGCTTTTATGGTTGTTTGAAATGTTCCCACAATATTAATGGGGGTGTGGGAAAGGGATGCGGAGATTGTCATACTTGTTCCGGAAAAATAAATACTCCCAGGATTAATGACTGCTGTGGCCCCAGAAAACTCGCTAAGAAATTGAAGATTAACAGTTCCGCTCCAACCATTGGCTCTTGTATTGGTTAAGGTTAAAGAAACAGAAGATGTTATCTGATTTCCAACCACCGCATCTATAAAGGTTGGAGAACAAGTTAGAAGAAATTCTGGATGGTCTGGAACTTGTGCCTGAGTAGAAACCACTGCTGTTATATCTCCAGTGGCCGATTGTAAAGATCCACTAGTCCCCTTGATTTTTATCGTATAGCTTCCATCTGGAATTCCAGATGAACAAGAGATTGCCAAGGTCTGGGTTACCGGGTTTGTTACCCCCGAGGTAATAGATATGGTTGTGGGCGTGAGTGAGAAACGATTTTCTGCACTCCCATCACTTTTTATGATACTTAGTTGGATAAGACCAGCAAAACCATTAACTGGAGTGACCGTTAAGGAAAGAGACGCGGTTCCAGATTGGCCACTAGGTCTTCTTATATCAATCGTAGAGGGTGCGGAGAGGGTGAAGTATGGCGATGTTTGGTGTGTTAAGGTATAGAGCCATTGGTCGAGTTTACAGATGGCAGTCTCTAGAGGATCACCATCATCAATGTAATGATTGCTACAGTAATCGGTGGTTTCATCATCTAAGTCATCCATGCCTGTGAAGGCAAGCATAGATCTGAACCCTCTTCCAATTGCAGAATCAAGCTTGGAGATTGCAGTTTCTAGAGAATCACCATCAAGAATATAATTGTTGCTTGTATAATCTGGGGTGCTATCAAAGAGGTCATCCATTCCTACAAATTGACGAATGGCCTCTAAGTTATCTAAGACAGAATCTAAGGTGCCTAGTTTTTGGTCAAGTTTTGAAATGGCAATCGTAAGAGAATCTCCAATATCAATGTAATTGGTGCTCGTATAATCCGGACTTGCGTCATAGGCATCGGCCATTCCAGAAAATTGTCGAATAGTAGTTAGATGGTTTTGGATGGTAAATGGCAATTTCTTAAGACCATCGTGGAGTCTTGTAGGGTTATCGTACATATCTTTAAATAGAGTATCGATATCTTTATCTGCATAGTATCCACGCAAGTAATCTATTGGGTTCTTTGGGTCTGGATTAAAGATTATTGTAATCGTTCCGTCTTGACTTGACGTAGAATCTGTGAGGGCTTCTCCTACATATTGGGCAATCTCGGCTGGAGCATTAGGTGTGACTCGGCCTGGTTGGGTGCTAGATAAGAAAAGCGAATCTCCCGCGTTGCATTCAACTCCAGTTTCTAGTTTGATGCCTGAGACTTTTCCCAAAATTTGACCAATGCCTACCGGAAGATCTCCAATTGAGATAGCAACTGCTAAGGCACAAGTTTCTGGTTCTGTAGCTATGGCAGGATAGGCCTTTCCTTCAGCCCCAATGTAAACTAAGTCGTTAAGAGAGCAATGGCTGGTGTCTAGGGGTATTTTTGCCGGGTCAAATGGGAGCCATCCATCTGGGCCACCATACCAGATAGTTTTCGAAGACATAACATAGACCAGTCGGGCTTCGTCTCTAACTTGGTCAAATTCGGGTAAGTAGGGCTCAGCGCTAAAGTAATATGGAGCAAATTCCCTTTTTATAGTTGGGTTACTAGGATACCAATCATGGAGACTGGAAATTACCATACTGGTTCCATCGAAAATAACATAGGCTGCCTTTAAGAACATCATAGAGTTTAGAAGATTATGCTGATTGGGATCTAGAACTGTAATTCTGGCTTGCGGAGCTGGTCTTGCTTTTTGGTAGGTGTAATCGAGACAAACAAAATAGTATCCAACTTTATTGAAGTTTCCGCCAACTGGATAGAAATCGACGTTATTAAAATCGACTTCATAATCTTGTTTAATCCAGATTAAGACGTTATCTTTAATACAAAATCCACTTGTAACTATGACTTTGCTTTCTGGGTTTGTTGTATGTGGAATGACATCTAGGGCTCTAGGTTGAAGGATACAGTCTTTTCCTTTTGTGACAACCCGGACTAGTTGGTTAACTACGTTGGAATGGTAAGAGGCAAATGGATCAACCGCTCGTTCTTGGTAAAGAGTGGGAATTGCCATCTATAACCCCTCCAGATATATCATCACAATTCGGAAAGAGAATTGTTTTGTTACGCAAATTAATTGCTAAAACCATGAAAAGACTAGATCTTAAAATTTGTTCAGAAAGTTCTTGTTTCTAAGGGCTTGTGGAATGAACTTATATAAATCATCTTCGTCTTCTATTTGGTAAACTCGCCATGCGTCTTTACTCAATTCGTTAATGACTAAACCAGAAACTGGGTTCCTATAATGATTGGACCACGGAGCAAAACAAATCATAATGGCTACCCGATACATTCTAGATACAAAATCAAACCATATATCATAAACTACTGTTCTTGACGAACTTAGTTTTAAGATTCGATAGTCTTGCTCCAGGTCCGGATATATGTTTTGTTTTAGAATGTTGTAAAGTTGCGTCTTTCCTGGATCACACTGGGTTTTGAGTTTATGCTTTTCATATCGAATCTGAGTTTCCATATTTTCGCCGCTAAAATAGAACGCATCTATTTTGCTTTGTATATCTTTTTCTAGAATTTCTATTTCGGGAATACTGATGTTTGTTTTGGATGAGTTAGTAAAAATGTTTCGGTCTTGTAAGAAAGTTTCGTCTGTGATAAGTTCTTTGTTAGAAAGAGATTTAGGAGAATCAGAAGGTTGGGAAGATTGAACCGGATCTTTCTTTAAGTGCGATATGCTTTGTTTTCTTTTAAATTCTTCGGAAACCAGGGGAGCATCTGGATACATCTGTAAGTACTGGGCGGAAGTTATTAGGTGAGCCCTAAAAAGATGATTAGCAAGAGTTGTATATCTTTTTCCGCAAATCTTACATTCTACGGTCTCTAGATCTTTTTCCATCGTTCTTTTTCCTTTTGTTATTTTTTGGAATATTGTTCATGAATTTTAGTTGGTGGGTGGGTTTGAAACTTTCTAATGGACCAAAAAAATTAACCCCGAGTCTTCCCTACTAGCAAAAAGGGAAGACTCGGGGTTGTAACTAACACTACTTAGTTATCAACCAAATATGTTTACTAGTACTAAGTGGTGATGGTAAGAGCAGCAATTCCAGCCACACGAACCAGAGCGGTTGCATAACGGCTCAAGATTGTGAGGCTGGGCTTTGGTCCTAGTGGATAAGGGTGCAAAATAGCCGGAACATATGGTGCATAGAAATAAATTGCCTTCATTTCTTCAACTGGCTTGTAAACCAGAATCATCTTTCCAGAAGGAACAACTGAGCTGGTTAAAATTCTCCATTTCCCACCTGCTACGGTGGCTGCTCGATAACCTACATCACCATCATTGTCAGAGGTACCTGTGTATGCGAATCCATTCAAGGACTCAAAGATGGAAGCATCCAACGGGTTGCAAAGAATAACATTAGCCGCTCCTATATTTGTGTCGTTGTAGACCTGAGCGGACAGAGCATTTAACTTGGGAAGAATGTTTTCAAACCAATACTTCTGACCCCAAGCATATCCCGTAGGAGGAGTTTTTGAGAAGCTATCAGTATGGCTTGATGGATTTAGCATAGAGTTGGCAGTTGAAAGGCTATCAATTATCTCTCTATCAATATCAAGAGCAATCTGCTGACCTAACAAGTTAACCAGCTCAGCCTGGACAGAAAGATCCAAGAGGGCCCTTAAGTCCTGCTCCAAGTTGATCGACCATTCAGTGGAGATCTGACGGTCTTTGGCATAGAGCCTGACCTTATCTGCGTAGAGTTTGGTTTTGGGGTTAACCTTGTTTTCCTCTAGGGAGCAAGTTACTGAGTAACGAACACTTGTAACAACCCCGGTAGTCGAAGAAATGCTCACGGTTCCTTTCAGGTAGTTCACGGCTCCAACCAGAACGTCGGAACTAGTTCCAATTGTAACTGCCTGGGAGAAGCGACCCTCAACATCAGGAATAATATTTGTATCAACCCAGGTTGTCCCATCAGATACGCCACTGATAACGAAGTCTCTTTCGAGATGCGCATCAGCGTCTGTTAGAGTCAGGATAGCAAGAACGTCTGTAGTTGATGGAACGTTCATTGTAGCAGCCACAGGGGTTCCAACTGCCGGTCCGCCAGAGATACCGACTCTGGCAGGAGAGGGCATTGCGGGCGCCCCGTACTCTATAGTTTCCCCATGTCGACTAAAGGTAGCGGTAATGAATGTTTTGATGGCTTCAGGCTTATCAATAGGCGAAACGGTTACTGCCTCCTTGGCCACTAGCTTAGGGTAGAAAACTCGAAGAATAGGCAAAGTAAGAACTTCGTAAGGATTAATCTGGAACATAGAGTTCTCTAACAAGTTCTGACGAGTGTTCTCCGCCAGCAAGGTGAAGGCCTTAGCATCATTCTTGTTAAGACCTTCCGACAGGGATTTTACATAGCTTGCGAAGGCCCTGTCATCCAAGATTACCCTCTTAAAATTGCCGGGCTTAGTAGGATCAATGCCCGACATCTTCTTGGTGAACTTTGCGCTTTCAATAAGTAGCTCTTTCATTTTATAATCTAACCTCCTTTTTTAACTGTGGTTAACTTATTTTGAGTATAAGTCTTTCCAGTCTTTATGTTTTTCTTTATTGGAAAGACCAGGAACTCCAAAGTTTTTCTTTAAGAATGCCTCATAGTAATTCGATAATTCTATATTACTTAGCGAGTCTAAATTCTTTAGAAAATTCTTGCTCATTGCTAAGAAATCTTCGTTAAAAACTAATCCGAAAGAGCCTGCTTCGGAAATTCTATATAGGATATCTTTTATCTTTCTCTCTCGATCTAAATCTTCCCTAGCTTTGTCTAGAGTTTTTCTAGCTTCTGCTAGTTGTTTTAGTTTTTCTTTTAGATTTCTTCTTTCTTTGATTAGAGTTTTCTTCTTATTGCTATACTCTGAATCTAAGAAAGAAGCAACATATTCTAGAAGATCTCTTGAAATTTTTCCAGAAAGATCTTCCTTATTCTCTCCGCTTGGAATAGGTGTTATTTCTATCTTCATTTCACATATTTCCTTATTCTTTTGAGAATTGTTGAATTTGTTTCAGTAAAGAATCTCTTATAGATTGATTCTTTTCTCTTTCTTGTATAGCCGTTTCCTGAAACTTTTTTGAAAGATTATTTGCATCTGAAATCATCTTATCTACTTTCTTGACTCTTTTTCTTAGAGCTTCCAGTTCAGAATCCAAATTCGTTATTAGGGCCTGAAGTTCTTTTTGTCCTTTTGGATGGTCTTTAAAGAAACTTAGCAACTTCGATCCAAAAAGAACGAAAAAATTCTGCTTATTTAAGATTTGTTCAAATCTTTTGTCATGAAAGTCAGTTTCAATTTTCATTTTTGGCTGTCCCTCGAAAAAGTTCTGAACTTTCTATCATAGTTCTAATCTATTTCTCAAAAAGATTAGATCCACTTCTTTTCAAACCGAATAATGCCTTTTCTCACCAACATATCAAAATAGTCTGGAAGATAGCACTTGCCATCTTTGCATACAAGACCAGAAGCACTTTCTTGGATTCTAGTTACATTTTCAAATGTTACCTCTTTTACTAGGGCTTCTGAATGAGAAGGTTTTTGGACCATATCATACGTTATAATAACTAGCGGATCCAAAACTACTTTGTAGTTTCCTCGATCTTCTAAATCTCCAAATCCTCTCATACTTGTTCCAATTTCCGTTTTAGCCCTAAGTAAGCTAGATAAGATTCTTCCTTTGGGGGTGGGAAGAGTTTCCATTAATCCCCATACTTGGTTTCCTCTCCATTCATAATCTAAGATCAAGTGAGATGCTTCGGATAGAAGGACCGTTGTCTGTCGAACTTCGTCAAACGCCTCATTTCCCGTGGGAATGGGATGGTCAAGTTCTCCCATCTTTCCTCGTTTAAGCATGTCTCTTTTACATTCTCTAAGACCCCTCTCTAGAACGGATCTTGGATACATCCTTTTGTTTGCGTTAATCTCATCTGCGGTTTGTAAGATTGCCTTAAAGACAACTTTATTATCTTTATCTGATTTGTACTCAATTTTTGGCATCTGAGCAATTGCTGACTCAATAATTAGCATTGTTACGTTCCCTCCATAGGAAAAGTAGAACTAATATTGAATTCGATAGGATCTGATGCTTTGTTTTCTATCCTGTCTAATTCGTTTTTCTGGTAGTTTTCTTTCGATTCTTCTCTATTTTTTTCTTCTTTCTTTTGATAGAAGAATAGTATAAGCTTAGATATGTAGGTTATAAATCTATAGAACTCAGCAATGATTAATGGCATTCTGTTTATATAGATCGTAAAGTTCAATGAAACAATGGTTAGAAGCTGGATTGCTTCTGTGACCATATTTTTTAGATATCGGATTTGAGCAAATTGGGTAGTGTCAATAAGAGATTCTAATTCAACCAGTTTTGTATAGATTTTTCTTAGTTCAAACATGTAGGAAAGAGATTTTCTTCGTTGTTCTTCTGGATCTTCAAATTCAGACCCTCCCATCATCATTGGGTCTTGATTGGGAGGCGGCATCGAACCTCCTTCGTTTTCTTCTCCTCCCATAGGAAGGGGACTAGTGTCGCTGCCACCACCGTAAAGATTTGGCTCTGGCATAGTATCTGGTGGACCAATCGGTGGTGACCCCCCAGCTGCAGCAACATCGGAACTGGGATCCATAGTAGTACTAGGAGGAGGATAGGGGGTCCCTCTAGGGGGAATTTGCTCATATAAAAGGTGCCAAATTGGATCTAGAAACTCGTAATATATTCCAGTTTGCATCAATGACCCATATTCTGATAGTAAGTTAGGATCCCACTCACCTTTGGTTATATCAAAAGATGGTTTTTGGTTCATATCTCTATAGTTTGCTCCTAGCTCGATCTATATACCAGGAGGAGGAATCATTCCTCCTCCTTCCATTCCTCCACCCATTTCTCCTCCGCCTAGCCCAGTTTCTTGTCCAGAAGGAACGTCATCGACGGCATCAAGAACTTGTCTCGTCTTATATCTTTCAACTTCTTTTAGATCAATGTTTGGCAAGAATTTCTCAATAAGAAAGTTTCTAGGAATACCTAAGCCTTCTAGGGTTTGTATCATTCCTGCAACTTCTGATATCTGGCGAGATTGGCGTTCAAATTGCAAAGATTTTGGAACAGGCAGAACGATTGAACATAAAGAAAAGATTCGATCTGCTTCAACCTCTCCTCTTGTTAAAAGAGCAATTCGATAGAGCAATTCTTGAATTTGTTTGCTTAGAAATTTTTGGTATGTAATTACTGAGCGAGTAAATAAGACATTTTGTTCAGTTAGGGTATTCTGCCAAGATCCAGCATTTTCTTCTAGACCTAGAAATACAGGCGGAACACAAAGACCAGCAACGATAGAATCTCTAATAAATTTTAACTCATCAGTTCTAGATCGAATATCAACATTTCCAGCAGTTCCGGTATCCAGTTCTACGAATTTTCTTCCATCTTTCATAGGAAGATAGATATCTTCGAATGTAGTTATCATACTAGGAATTGTATCAAGGCTTCCAAAAGAATCGATACTAACTTTCTTTTTTCTAAAAGATTCTTTGATGCCTTCGATTAGATTTCTATACTCACGAGGAACTCCAATTTCAACAGAGACGACTCGCTTTTCAACCGCCCTAGACAATCTTTGAACGGTGGTAGCTGTTTCCATTGCAATTAGTAATCTACAAGCGAATTGAACCGACTCAAAGATTGATTCCCCATAGGGGAAATTCTTTACTGATGGTCTTCGAAAATGAATCATTCTATCTGGGGAAACAAGCCTAACTCGTAGCAGGTCTGTTTCTTTAAAATTAGATAGTATGGTTTTAAGAATATCTTTTAGATCAGATTCAATATTGTCAATCTTATCAATATCTCCAATCTTTCTTTGAATGCTTTTAATGATATTTAAGCAAATAGCATCTACGTTGTTGGGAGTAATCAGAGCTCCCACTGGAGCATAAGGAACTTTGGGAAAAACCAAGTAACCAAAACATATACTAAACAGAGGACTCTGTAATTTGACTACATACTTTGGATTATGAAATGCTATTTGTAGTTTGTTAATATTTATTTTCTCATTTTCCCCTTTATCTTCTTGAGGGAAGTTACTGGAATCTAGAAAAACGTTTATCTGTTTTCTTTGTAGATCTAAGTTAAGATCTTCAGGTTTGCTTAGTCCGCTTTCTATTAAGTACCTGTTATTGGGTGTAGTCTCATAGTATTCTAGCTCAGTCTTAAAAGAAGTAATAGATGGTAATAAACTATCTACTAATTCATGGCTTCGCCGAGGGGCCACAAAAGATTCGTTAAGAAAAGATTTTGATATCAATGATTCTTCTATGGTTGATATCTCAGCAAAAAAGTCTCCATAAAGCAACGTATTGCTAATGAGTATGTTAAGATTGTCTTCGATTTTTGTTCGTTTTATGAAATCAGAAACCTCGGATTCAAGCTGGGCCTGCTCACTTTCACTCCCAATGGTTCTATTTGGGGAAATTTCTAAACTTTGTTTTGTAATATCATCTGGTGACAAAATATTGTCAGTTATAACCGAGAGGGCCCGGTCACAATATGGAATGTACTCAACGATAGTTTCATATAAGCGGTATTTCCAAAGCCTTGTTCCCTGGCCTAAGGCAGCTGGAGTGCTTCCATATGAGAATAGATCCTGGAGGGCATAAGATTCCGATGCACCTGTAGCCATAAGCAATTTAACTAACTGGAGGTAATTGTTTGTAGCGGTCGTGGGTCTAAATTTAGCAATATCTGAAAGAATTTCGTCTATATTTTGATTTATTTCTTCGCTTTTTGGCCCTAGGATAATACCTTTAAGTTTTGAAAAGATATCCTTTGAGATATCTGGCATTGGTTAGTGTGGTCCCTCCCTTTTATTCTATGGGTTTACTGGGCCCAATCCCAGTTTCTTGGTCTTGTGGCGTGATGGCTTTTAGTAGAGCTATATCTCGAATCTTATCTTCTTCGTAGTAATGAAGAAATTGCTCTGTTAGATGGTACAAGAGGGTATCTTTTCCATGTAAAAGATTTAGATCTTCTTGTATTTCTTTACCTAAGTATTTTAGGGTTAACGAAATGAATTTTTTGCATGTTTCATTAAAGATTTGAATATCGAGACTATAACCACTTGAAGAATATGCTAAAATTTCGTCTTTGTAAACTCGCTCATATGCTTCTTTTGTGCATTGGTCTAAGATCTTTTTGTAAGTATCATAGTTTCGAATAATCTCACTTCTTTTCTTAAGCTGGATGTAACTAGAAAGAACTTTTCTAACTGACCAACTAACAAAAAAGCAACTTAGAAGAATGCTTCCTGGAACAATTAGTTCATAGGACATATGTTTTCTTTCTCAACTTTCTGTTAGGATGCAGTCTTCGAAGATGCTATTTTGTGGTTTGCCTTTGTCGGTTTTTGTTTCTACGTTTCTTGTAATATAGATAGATAGTATTTGGTCTGGTCTTATGATAAGTACATTCTCATTGCTAGAGTCAGGCGTTATTGTTACGATTGTGCTTGCTAAAAAGACCTTTATCATATCATTCTTTAGTTTATCAATGTCATCTTCGTCTGTTTTAAGTATGTATTCTTTTCCATTCTTTAACAAAATTCTTGTATACAAAGGACTAGTGCCTGACAAGATGTTTCTCCTTTCTTCTTTTTCGGAAAAAAATTTAGAGAGGTCGAATTTTCTACAAAAAAAGAAAGGCAGAGCTGGATTTCTCCAACCCTGCCTTTCTTTTGGGTACAGAATATAATTCTTAGTTTTTCTCGTCTTGGTCTTCTTCAACAGGCTCTATAACACAATGTTGCAGAGAGTGTAATCTGATTTTTTGGATGAGTTCCGAGATTTCACTCTCACTTACTAGAAACTCAGTTGGGGTTTTTACAGGTCGGCCATTTACTACGATCGTATGGTTTGTATCAAAGATTCGGACTTTGTACTTTTTCATTTTCTGTATAGTAGTCCTTTCTTATATTTTGGATTTTTAAACAATGACCTTCTTACTTTTAATTTTCATAAGCTCAGAAAGAACCTCTTTTTCCTCGTCATCCTCTGAATCTTTCTCGTCGCTTTCTTCGTCCTCGTCTTCCTCTTCGTCTTCCTCTTCGTCTTCCTCCTCGTCTTCCTCTTCGTCTTCCTCCTCGTCTTCCTCTTCGTCTTCCTCCTCGTCTTCCTCTTCCTCGTCTTCCTTCTCGTCCTCGAATTCCTCCTCATCTTCTTCATGCAGCATGTCTAGATCTTCCTCTTTCTTGGCCTTGGGGGTAGTATCTAAATTGTCTTCTTCCTCTTCACCTTCAAGATCTTCCTCATTGGATAGTTCGTCCGCCTCTTCTTCGGCAGATTCGTCGTCTTCTTCTTTAACCTCTTCATCTTCTTCTCTTATTGAGCACTCTTCTATTAGATCTTCCTCGTTATCTTCAATGGGCTCTTCCTCTGAAACTTCCTTCGCATCTTCTTCCTTTCTCAACTCATCCTCGACCTGTTCTCTGAAGATACGATAGGCCTCTTCGATCTCTTCTCTCTTAAACATATGCTCCCAGGGCTGCTCATGAAGGACATCGTCTTCCTCATCAGATCCTTCTTCCCCCTTGGGCCTCTTAGTTGCTTCCTCTTCTTCTTCCTCTTTCTCTTCCTCTTCTTCCTCAACATCTTCCCCCATCTCGGCTAAGAGGTGCTTTAGGATCTTTCTTTCGAACCCCTCAGCAACTCTCTTATCTGGAGGCTCGGAAGCCATGCCGGCGGGTTCTTCGTCAACAGGATCAACGTCAGGAAGATCGTCTCCCTCGGATCCTTTCTCGTCAGCGTCCCCAGCAGCCATACTGGTTAGATCAGCCAAAGAAACATCCGGCTCGTCAGCGGCCCAGTCCTCGGCTTCCTCGTCACCTTCTCTTTCAAGCTGCTCAAGAGTAAGGAATCCCTTCTCAGGCTTGTTGTAGTATCTCTCCAAGAGCTCATCGATAGACTTGGGTGCAGACATCATAGTATCATAAACTTTGTCACCTTTTAGTTCTTTCTCTGGCTTTCGGATGTCTTTAACCATGGGACCAGCAATAAAATCCAAGCCTTCAAGACTATCCCTTTCGTCCTCTTGCTCAGTTAGAGGAATCTTGCTAAATTCAGAAATTGCCTCTTTGAGCAGTTTTAAGTATTGCTTTTTCTGACTGGACATTTTTGTAGCCTCCTTTGCTATTACTTTCTCCTTGCATTATGATAGGATAGAGTTAACATGTTGCTTTTTTGTTAAGCAACTTGTGATAGAAAGACTAGATCTTTCCATCATAAATTTGTTCTTAGCTACATTCTATTTACTTAAAAGATGGAAACTGATTAACTTAGAATCTCTCTTTTTTTCTTTGAGAGAAGGAGGCCAAGTAAATACGTATTTTCGAAGGCTAATAAACACGTTTCTTACTGGGGCGGGCTTAAGATTTTTGCAAGGAAGAAAGAAGGTGGTGGTACTGATTTTTGCATTCGTTACATCGAGAGATTAGAACACGAAGACTTTCTGTTGGGTCAATTTTCTTGTTTCTTTGTTCTGGATCTAAGTGCTGAGCTTCTTTGTCAGGTGAGAATTCTAAGGGAGTTTGATGGCGGTAACCTCTACGAACCATTTCTTGAGCTAGTTCTTTGTGTCGAGTTTCTAAGGACTGAATTTCTAGCAGGTTTCCTTTAATGTAACCAGAAATTTGTTTCTTCTCTCTAATTAGTGATGCGAATATGTGAATTTCTAAATGTTCTCCTAGAAGGTGCTTTCTACACATAATTCTAGGGTCAACCATCCACATTCTCATCCTTTTCTTTTTTCCTCCTTTCATTGTTCGTGCTTTGCTTTTTCTATGAATTAGTTAGTTTGTTAACTTGGTTCTGGTAGAGATCCCAAAGCCATCTTAAAAGATAAATTCTTTGAACTTTTATCTGGTTCACTTGAAGAAGACAATGTGGAATAAAGTCTATCTATTTCTTCTTTTAAAGAAAGCCCTCCTCCTTCCATTCTACTGGCGTTTTGTTGGGGGGTAAGAGTGCTATCTACTTGCACAAATGGAGAGAAAGCAACAGGCTGAACGTTCGGAACAAATGCCTCATACATTCCACAATCTTTAATCTTATAGCGAGCAAAATCAACTTTCAATCTAATGAGAGCACCTTTCTTCCCAGACCTATTTTTTCCTACTTTTAGATGAATCTCGTTTTCGGATACCTGTTGTATAAGGGCTACGAAGTCAGAATGCTCAACTTTCTTAATAGATTCTGACATTAGGTCAACGTCCAAGTTTGAAGGTTCTATTCGATATGCGCTTCTATTTAGTTGTGAAGCGGTCACTACGGGTATTCCATAATGGACTGCTATGACTTTCAGGTTAGAGGTAATAGAACTAAGCTCAAGTCGGTAATCTTGCCTGGTTTCTGCTCGAAGCAAATCTAGGTAATCTACAAAGAGACCTCGAATACATTCTTTTCCATATTTTGATATAAGTTCATCTAACAGAGTCATAAGATCTATTGGTGTTATGTATCCCGCGGGGAAATAGTAAATGCATATGTTGGAATTCATTGCTTGGAGTTTGTTCTTTATGGAGTCTTGAACCTTTTTTGGGTCCGATAGTATCTCACTAATTGCTTCTCGGATGCTCTTATTAAAAAGGCAACAATAAAGTCTAAGAAATGATTCATCCACTAAGTTTTCTAACGTGACGTAAACGAAGATTTTCTTTTGTTTCTGGTTAGGAACTGAGTCGGAAGTTACCGGACTGGGTTTGCTTAAGATTGCATTTGCTAAGAAATTTATTAAGAGCGTGGATTTTCCACATCCACTAGGTCCAGCAAATATGTACAATCGAGATGGTTCAAAACCACCATTTAAGGCGGAATGATCTAACGTTTGAAATCCAGACGGGATAGCATTATTATCTAGGTAGAAAGATCTAATCTGAGTAGCGACGCTATCATACTCATCTTCATTTAGGTTTAGAGAAGATAGGGTTTGAATATCATGTCTTCGTCTAAACTCGACCAAGGAGAGATACAGGCTTTTTACGGTTTCTTCATATTGGAAAACGGCATCCTTTGCGGTATCAAATCTTCCGCTTTCTACACACTCAACGAAATTTGCTAGTTTATTATAGTTAGTAAGCAAAGACACTAATTTTTTCTTAATCTCTAAGCTTTCAAGATAAGAATCGTAGGTGTCTTCTGAAACCGGGGTTTGGCTTACTTCGTTTATATAGGGAGCAAGAGACACGAATTTGTCAGATGTTAGAACAAGGTCTTCCGCAACCGCATTTTCGATGTGTTCTAGTTTTAGTTTACAGATATTCTTTAAGCAATCAAATTTTGTCTTGGCTAGGAAAGAGATTTTGTCCTCGTAGAATGAGAGAACTTCGTACATATCTTTGAATAAACTTTTTGTTCGTTTATGTTCTTGGTTAGGGGCCAGTGCTAAGGTGAAGCATATGTCAATGAATTGATCTGTAATCATATAATAGGCTACCTCCAGCAAGAACTTTTTCTTACATTTTTTCTTGGAGTAGGCGATGAAGAAAGGGAGAAGAGTGATCTATTTTTTGTTCATTTGCTAAAAGCAAGCCAGCTGACTAGACCGGAGAGAATAGGACTCACTATGGTATAGATACTTGCTTATGATATAATTACAGCGCTCAGTATCCAATTGTTTTAAACAATCCATGCTTGTGAAAATGGCAGAGCATTTTATTCTTTGCTTAGAGGTTGCTTTCCCCCTATTAAGACGACTTGTTATCTCTCCCAGTTTAATCGAGAAGGCAGAGGCATCTCCGGCCTCGTACAAATCGTATAGTTCCTTTGCCCTAGCTCGGCAGAATTCTTGCACCCTTATGTAATTTGCGAGAAATACTAGGGCTAGGTACAAAGTTACATCAAGATAAAGTGTATCGGTTTCATTGTTGTATAGGTGACTTTTTACGTGGAAATTTGGTCTTGGTACACCTAAGTAATCACAACTTTTATTAATCTGGTCTTGGATTAGGTCTAAGCTCCTGGGAGTGACTTGGGAACTCCTAAGATCTAATCTTTGAATGATTCCTGGGTCTAGAAATAAATCAATATATCTAGACATGAGCAAACCTTTAAAGATTCCAGAAGAATCGAATGTTATGTTCAGATCAATTCCGTGTGTTCTAAGACAACATATCCTACAAAGTTCATAAAGAATGATATCTCTATACACAGCTCCACCTAGAATATGAAATGAAAATTGTTTAAAGTTCTTTTGTTTAGCTTTATCGATAAGAATTACTAGGGGCAAAGCATATACGTTAATAGGAAGGACCGAGTCAGTTTTCATCGTAGCTACAATGGAGCCAGTTGCATAGCACTGGAAATGATCAAAGGGACAAACTTCTTCTAAGACTTGGCTAAAAGCTTTATTTAGAGCTGGGGTTCGAAAATGGTGGATATAGATAATTTTCTTTTTGATTTCTGGATCTAGCTGAGTGGCTTTGCTATAAGTATCCAGGTTGTATCGATAGATATCATCTTCCGTCTTAAAGAGCTCACAACCTGGACCGGGAACTAGATCCAAGATAAAGGCTTTTGTGTATAAGTCGGGAAATTCAGATAGGAACTCATAGTAGTATTGTATTAGAGATGGTACATCTTGTTTCTTAATTCGATTAAAACTTACTTGGAAACCCCCGGAATCAAGATATATGTTTGTCTTCTCATATAAGCCGCTTTTCTGGACCTTAGAAAGAAGGGTTTGTTTTGTTTTGTTAAACTTGGAATGATCTTTCTTTGATCCAAACCCCTCTCCGTAACTATGCAGGAATCCTTCTAGTCGCTTAAAGGCATCCCTTAGATTTTCAACGGTAAGGATTCCTTCATTAATTCCTCTAGAAAATAACTCGGTTACAGTTTCAATTCCTGCTGAGACGTATCCGCTGGAGTTCATGTTTTCGTACTGGTCTCCTTTTTTATGTTTCTTTGTTCTATTCGTTCTTTCTTAGATATTTAACCCACTCTATGGTCGACCATATAGTGCAAGCAGAGACCACTAAACTCAGCCATAAAAGAAAGGTCTCTCCTAGAACCAAACTAATTCGTATGACCAACACTATAGCAATAGTAAACAGAATGAGTCGGATTAGGATCATGAGGGCTATATCACTCATGGTTCTAGCCCCCTTTCTTTCTGTTCTTTTTTCTATCTTCTTCTAGTGGATACAAGGGGTCTAGAGAACCTTTCGCATATCGTCGGAAGAAAATAAATATCGTTGTCCCCGGGGGATTAGAATAGTGCTTTTTCTAAGTTTTTACTCTTGCTCATCTATATGTTCGCAAATTAGTTTTTTACATAGAATACTTGTAAAGATTGAATAATTAATAGCATCTAAGCTATTATCCAACGCACTATTAAGACTCGCTTCTGGACTAGAATCAGATTTGGTTTGGCTAATAATATTTATGACTCTCTTCGACTTGCTGTAAATTGTTAGAGCGTTTTGAAGAATTGCTACCTGTAAAGGAAACTCCTGAAACCTCCAATTTTGGAAACCATAAGATTTACTTCGCTCTAAAAATATATCTAGTGCGTCCCGAATAGCTCTGCTATAATCTTGGATAGCTTCTAGAGTTGCTTCCGTTTCTTTTATCTCTCCTTGTAGAGGGAGTGAATCTGAGCAGATTTCTTGAACGATGCCATTTTTATTTTCAAGACGAATTTGGAGAACTAGTTTCATGTAACAAGACCCTTTCTTCTTTTTGTGTATTTTGTTTCTCTTCTTTCTGGCGAGAATACACAAGGGTTAGAATATAGTTTGAGTTCACATTATGAATTGAGACCGTTAAGATCTCATATTTCATAGCAATTTCAGACACTATCTTATTAGCTTCCTCGTAAGAATTACATGATTCTATGACGGTAACACAAGTATTATTTCTCATTGTTGGTTTCCTTTTTTGTGTTTATATAAAATTGTACATAAGATGCAACCTAGGTGAGATATTACAATTGAGTTCCTCTGCCTTGTCTACTGCAACTGGGAAGTTAGATAGAAGGTCTTTCGTTGTTCCTCCCTCTGGCATTATCCATATTTTGTTACTAGGAATGATTTTAGTTATTTCTTTTAGGTAGATTTCGATTCTCGGATCTTCTTTTTCTTTAGGTCCGTATACTAACTTTAAGTATATTTCTACCGAGCGATTTCCAATTTTCTTATTGTATTCTGGATCGAAGTAACTAGCAACGAGATTAGTCATGTGCAAGTTATAATTTAGATCTGAGTCAGAAAAGATCTTTGGAGAGTATATGAATGCAACTCTTTTCTTTCTTGGTTTCTTTTCTAGGGTTAGGGTTTGGAGCATGGTCTGGAGATTCATTCCATTGGTTTCGACATTTATGTTGGTTGCTTTAGAAAGAAGAATTAAACTTAGAGTTTCTTCCATATAGAATCCAGGTTCTCCTCCTGTGATAAGCAGGAGTCTGTTTTCTCCTATCCTTCTATTAATTTGTCCAATTGTATACTCACTTTCTTCATATACTCGCATTTTTACCATCGTATCACACCATGGGCATGGCTTTACTGGTCCCGCACATCCAAAGATGTCAATTCCTTTACAACGATTACATTCTTTAAATCTAACTAGAACACAGGCTTTTCCTGCATCTGGTCCTTCTCCTTGCCATGTATCGAAAACCTCAATAAAATGAAAATTTCGAACTGGCTTTGAAATAAGTTCTCCTCCTTTGGTTTCTTCCTCTAAGAGGGGTGGCGAAAATGCGTCATTTTGTTGGTTAGTCTCAATGGGACTAGATTCTTCTTCAGTACTTGCTTTTTTGGAATAATCTAAGATACTTTCAAGTTCTACCCAATTTTTCATGTCTTCCATTTTTCTTCTCGTCTCCTTTCATGAAATATCTAGAATGTAGCTAATCTGGTACTTTGTATCTGGATTATGGGTTCAAGAAGAAGCTTCCATCTATCTTCCCAACAAAACTTGTACATTTCTTTCTGATCAATGATAAAGAAATCTGGTAGTTTGTCTATGTAATCAGGAATCGCAATTACAGATATTTCCTTCCCTCTAGATACAAATTCTTCATTGTATTTCTTTAGGATATCTGCTGGGCAAGACTTGGAGTTGATACCTTTTATCTTAAACATATATCCTTTTGTTCCATATCGAAAAGATTCAAACATAAGATTATTCCAGTTCAACATGGCGATAACACCTTGAGGAATTTTCTTGTATCCAGATAGAGGCTTAGCAAAAGAGACGGGTCTTGCTATACACTTGTTTCCTTCTTTGATATTTCGCATAATATCAGTACCCATTTCGTTGACTTTTTGGAGCAACGAAGGAACTTTAAAATCTTGTTTGAGGACGATTTCTAAGAGTTTGCCTAGATATACTTTGCTAAGATGAGGGAAATCTGATCTTCTTGTTTCTACTCCTCTAGTTTCAATTGTATCAACATCTCTTCCTTCATTGCTTATAACATGGATTGCATACCTCTTCTTTGCTAGAAATAGGCCTCTTGAAATTACGAGTTCATTCTTTAGTTGGAGTTTTTGTTGTGATACTGGAATGTTATGTCTTTCTACTAAGTACTGGACCGAAATATTGTTTAGAAATTTATCCAAGTAATCACATAAAGTTCTTAAGATAGAAAGAGTTTTCTCTTTTTGATAACCTCTCGATCTAATAAACTTATCCAAGCAAAAGAAAATAGAATCAGTATCCCCAGTTATGACATATGTTAGTAGTTCTCTCTCAAATTCAGATTCGAACATTAATTTCTTACTCACTACGAAATTTTTGCAGATAGACACTTTTTCGTTTTCATCTAGGTCTTCTATGACATCTGGATTGATAGTTTGTTCTCTGGTGTTTTTGGCATAGAGGTCTTTTAGATACTTATCCGCTTGAAGAATCATACATTTGATTGCCTCTTGTCCGGACATAGTAATTGACTCAGCAATGTCTGGATTGTAAAATCTAAAATGTTCATTTGCAAGAACTCCATACATAGAATTAGCAAGAATCTTATAAACCAATTGCCGAATATTCATTCTAAGTTCTTTTTGTTTATCTTTCTTTACTTTGTAGTCAAACATTTGCTTTTTGTATTGCTTTCTAGATTGTAGAAGAGAAGATAGAATTGTCAGATAGTAAGATTCTTCTACTTCTTTTCTTAGATATAGGGCTCCACTTATTGTGACGATAATCTTTCGTTGAGAAACTAGTTTTAGAAAGTCTTTTCCACTAATTATTTTTTCTTCTAGTTGGTTGGCTGTTTCGTTGTATAGATTTAGTTTGATTTGTGGTAAAGATGAGAATTTATCTTTGTTATAACAATATTGGTAAGCAACTTCTTTATCAACTAACCCAACGAAACTATTTGGACCAATGTTATAGGTTAGAATTAACGATGGATATAGACTTGAGAAATCAAAATCTACTACCCATCTATACAAACCAGGGGATGGTTCTAGGACAAAAGCTCCTACGATTTGTTTCTTAGTAGTGCTATAAGTTAGGGTCTTAGCAGCCAGATTCATATTCTTTAAGTACGATAGTATGAGTCCATCAACTTGACCAATCGTTGTAAGGCTACAACGAAACGTAGTACAACAAATTCTTCTTAGTTCATTTTGAAGCGAGATTAGTAAAAGTTTGTTTTCTAATTCAAGAAGTAAAGAGATATCCTCTTTGTTATATAAGATGAATTCTTTTGAATATTTCTCGTACCATAGATACCATCTTCCTCCATGATCTACTTTTAGTTTTCCCTTTCCTAGCTCAGCATTAGCAATAAATTCCAAACTGTAGCTTTCTTTTCTTTCCTGAGAAAATCCTTCGTATAGAGTTTTTAGATCTAAACATACAAATCCGGCGACCTGAAGAAGATTTCCAACTGGTCGAACATTATGTAAAGGAGACAACATATTGGGGTCTAAGCCAAGTCTTTCCATTCTTTTCGTAATGTAAGTAAGGTCATAACTTAGATTCCATCCAGAGATAACGTCTGGATCTATTTCTTTTAGTTTCTGAGAGAATATTCTTAACATATCTTCTTCTTTACTAACAAAAATTGTATCTTCTATACTCGTAGCAGAAGAATGGTCAAACTCTCCAGTATCATAAAAGATCGTTTCTATTTTATTCGTTTTGTAGTTAGAATAAGAGATAAGAACAATTGGATCATTGGCTGTTTCTGGACTGGAGAATTCTCCGCTTCGAGAATACACCTCAATATCTATGAACATTATATTTAGATCGATTGTTGGCTCTTTATCTTTCTTTTGGTGGTAGTAATCTAGAGCGTGTTTGGCGTCTAGACCGATATCAGCTTCATATGATATACTGGGAATTGTTTCTTCTGGGGGTTTGTTTTTTGTAATAACGGGTTGTAAGTCCAAGTAACTTAGTGCTAATTTTGGTACTTTGCCTTCTTTTGGAACGTAGTAATAGTAATCTAAGGATGGGTGTGTATAGATTTCTTTACAACCGGTTTTGCAATCTCTAAAAATGTACACAACGTTATAAGAAACAATCTGAATATCCAACAAAGCATATCTCTCTGAGTAATATTTTTCTGGTATTCGATATAAGCATTTGTTATCTTGGATTTGAATCTCGCTGCTTTTTACTTGTTTCTCGTTAACTTGTTGGTTATTCTCGTTACTTAGTTTTGGTTCTTTTCCAAGAAAAGAAGCTATAGTTCTAAAGTCAGAAGAAAAGATACCTTCTTTATCTGGATTTCGCAAGATATAACTAGGGTGGAATGTCACAAAGACAGGATACTCAACTCCATGAATCTTAGTCCTATAGAAAGATCCTCGAAGTTGAGTAATACTTCCCCCAGTTAGACCGAAAGCAGAACATGCAGATGCTCCCATTAAGACTATTAGTTTTGGATTGCATTTAGAGATAAGCGCCAGTACGTTCCTTTTACAATTCTCAATGGTTTCTGGATCTGGATTTGTGGTTCTTCCGTCTGGTCCTACTGTCTGACATAACACAACGTTACTCAGCAGGTAGTTACAAGTTTCTAAGTTATATATTTCAAAGAATTTTCGAAATACTTTTCCGGCTCTTCCAATAAGAGGCCTATGAGTTCTAACCTCTTCGTAACCCGGATTCTCAGCTATGAAAACAACTTCTACCATAGATAGATCATCTGGACAATTGCATTCCGCGATACAAGAGGGGGCTTGCAGAAGTCGGCATCTTGAGCAATCCGAGAACCTTGAAGAACGAATTGAGAACACTGAGCATCTCCTTGTATGTGTATTAGTTTTCCTTCTTTTTGTTCTGGTGGTATCTTTTACTATCTTTCTGAAGAAAAAAAAGAAGGGGGAGTAACCCCCTTCTGGTTCTGCTAGAAGTTTGCCCTAACAAGGATAGCCTGGTCTGGATCTCCGTTCCATTCGTATTCAATTCCATATTTTTCTAATTTCTTGCATACTATCTTTCCAACTTCTTTGGCATCTAGACCAATGATTCCGAATTTCTCAGTGTGTAATGGACCATACTGGAGGTACAGTTCACCTTCCTTGAGAAAAGATCGATGACTTTGGCGGTTCCAAAAAACACATCCATTAACTTTTTTACCCTTCTCATATAAATTTTCTGCGGTGGTAGCTAGTTCATAACCTGCACAAGTTGTGCAACATAGAAAATTCATCCTAGCTAGCAATTTATCTTCTTTTCGAAGATCTTTAAAGGCTTTCTTCAATCGTTCTAGAGTCGAACAGACTTTTTCTGGGTTTACTTTTCGTTCTGATCTTCGCATTTCTAGTTTCCTCCTTGTAAGAAAGTTCGTAGTTCTTTTTGCATATGATACTCGCCCATGCTGTTGATTTCTTCACAATTTTACATATCGATATTGTTTTCTTCTCTTAGTCTTTATTCTCTCTGTTTTGTAAAATTAAGTTAATGACCATATCATAAATTTTCTTATCTTTCTTACAAACTTCTAACATTACTGGATCTGGTCCTATTTCTTTGATCCATCGAAGAGCTAGCTTTGGCTCGCTAATTCGTTTTTGGAGTATAGCTTTATCTTCTGGCCACCTTTCGGCCCACCACAAAATCCAGAAAAAACAAGTGATTCGATCTCGCATTATGTCCTTATCTTCTGGCCACGTTTGTGCCCACTTACAAACCCATTCGTTTTCACTAACTCGATCTCGCATAATATGTCTATCTTCTGGCCACTCGTCAGCCCACCAATAAGCCCACTCACTTTCAGTAACTAGGTCTCGCATCATATGCCTTTCTTCTGGAAATAAGTCAGCCCACTTATATGCCTCCTCGCTTGTGTTAATCTTATCTCGCATTGTGTCCTTATCTTCTGGCCACCTTTCAGCCCACGCAAAAGCCACTTCTGAGGCTGTAATTCGATCACAAACTTCGTGTCTTCTACTAGGATTGGAGCAAGCCCATTCAAAAAGAGACCATTCAAAATTTACATTAGCTCTGTCTCTCACAATTTTTTCTCTCCTTGTAAGACAAGTTCTAGCGCTTTTCTATAGAGTTCTTTATCTTTCTTACAAACCTCTAGTATTAGCGGGTCCGGTCCTATTTCTTCGATCCACCGAAAAGCTACTTTTGGCTCACTAACTAACTTTCGCATTATAGCTCTGTCATCTGGAAATTCAACAGCCCATCTAAATGCCCAGTAACTATCATTGATTCTATCTCGCATTATGTCCCTATCTTCTGGCCATTGATAAGCCCACATGAATACCCAAATGGAGTCCCAGACCCGATCTCGCATTAGATCTCTATCATCGTTCCAGCAGCATGCCCATCGATACGCCCAGTAACTATCATTGATTCTATCTCGCATTATGTCCTTATCTTCTGGCCAATGGATGACCCACTCATATGCTTCGTATGCCTCATGTATTTGATTTCGTATAATATCTTTATCTTCGGGCCATTGGTTAAGCCACATGATCGCAATTTTTGTTTTATTAATTAGCTTTCGCATTACGTGTCTATCTTCAGGCCATTGCTTAGCCCAGTGGTAAGCCAATAATGGCTGGACAATTTGACTTACTACAGAGTGCTTTTTGTCTTTATGGTGAGCTAATGATGGGTGGGCAATTTGACTTACAGAGTACCTTTCGCCCTTGTTTGACGCTGCCCAGTAAAGTACTTGGCGAGAATGTTGCAATTCTCCTTTGTCTAAGTATTCTTGGAGAATATCAGTTATCTCATAAATGTAATCTTCTATGTTTTGAATGAACTCGCGATTACTTATATACCTGTCAACTTTTTGGATTCTAGATTCTAGTTTCCTAGTTAGAGCTAGGTGTATTCCTTGTTCATTGATGACTATGCTTAGTTCTTCGTTGGGAGGAAGAGATTTTATGCCTAAGATTATTTCCTCAATTTCTTTATCTTTTTCGTTCATCTTTCTAGCTCTCTTTCTTGAAACTAGAAATTAGTTTCTCCTTGTTCTCCACTGACCGCTTTCGGATCAGATCTGGTAAGGGTATTCCAGTAAGCACTAGGAGTAGTTATTATTACTAGGCTTGTATCTGACCTATAGTTGCAAGTATAAAATATAGGTGGGGGCGTGATACTATACCAAACTGCTTGGATACAGATATGGGCTTTGCAGTAAGGATAGGTGTCTATTTGTATGTACATAGTTCTTTCCTCTTCTTTTTGTTGTCTTGCGACGTTTCCTTTCTTTCGTTCGTTTTTTTTCTTAAGCTTTCTCGTTAGTCTCAATTTCTCGAATTATAGGACCAGTCGTTAAGACATTTTCGATTTTGATAGTAACCTTATGGTCTCTACCTTTTAGTAAGAACCAAAGCTTTTCGTACTCATCATCTGAACTCCGCCACACCATACCACACCCTCCCATGAGGTAGCAATAGCCATCGTTGCAGGCTTCCTCATGGGGATAGTAAAAACCCTGTATGGCAATCCATGGGGCGGTTTGTGCTTGTGATGTCTCCCTAAATTTTATCTGACCAATCCAAGATTCTCCCGTTTGTTTATCTATTATATTAACTTTCATCTTTTGTCTTCCTTTCTCGAAGTTGTGAACCGGGTGTCCCCACATTGAGCTCCCAAACCCGGTCGCGGAGCTGTGGAGGTGCATCGGTCTGTGACGACCGATAAAACGCATGTGGGGTCACGTTCTAAGGTTAAGTTCAATATAGTTTTATTACTTCTTCTCCAAACTTTTCTGGGAAGCGGCTACCAAACCTAAGACGGCAGAGATATTTTTCCCATCCCTGCCATTTCGCTTTAATGGATGCCTCGTTCTCATCATCATAGACAATGATTGAGGTACCCTTAGGCAAATCGTTAAAGAATCCATACTGAGCCAGAGCATCCGCTATAGCCTTGGCTGGTGTCGAACCACTACCAGTACAGAAGGCGGTATTGTTAGGAAGGGTTTAGAGTAAGTTAGAACCTCCCTGTCTTTGCTTAATTCTAGAACAATGACTAGGTTTTCGGAGGCTACTTGGAGCTCGGCGTAGTACATGTGTCTTCCTCCTTTCGGGTTTGTCAATGATCTCTTCTTGGGCCACCTGTCTCATAGGCGAACCCGAATGTTTACATGAAGAACCCTCGGGATCGGGGCATAGGTTTAAGAAACCTGAGACTGAGATTTTGGATCATTCAGCCCCCTCTTCTCCCCGAGGATCCCCTAGCGTGTAGATAATGTTTACTTGCTTGTTAAGAGTCTGCCTCCTGGTCCACGATTTTTGTTCATACCCTCGCATCCAGAAGGCAGACGTATTTTGAGTTAGAGTTCAATTCCTCGATTCTTTGCTTTCTCGATAATAGTTGTTTCGTTGTCATTCCAACTATCTGGACGAATTTCTTTCAGAATTGGGTGGTAAATCACAAGTCGGGGCATCTGGTACTCATCGTGGTCATCGAAGAGACTTAATGAGTGCGACCAGAAAAATCTTCCATACTGTCCTTTTATCTGGGGCAAGTCAAAGAGGAAGTCTTCCTTGTTACGCCAGACATCCATTACTCGAACGACTTGATCAGATGGTCCAGTCATGCGATTTACGTAGACAACCCACCTTGGTTTGTCACCCAGCGTCGGGTGGGGTTTCCTTGGTTTTTCCGTGCAGATTCGGATAATGCATGGAACACCGATAAGATTCTGAGGAGGCTCGTCGAATTTGAACTTGGCGCACCTCCATCCCCCTAGAGTTGGAGGCTCCACCCCCGCTCCTCGTTGGTAATAGTTATCCTCCCAACGAGACTTCTCCTTTCTGCTAATCTCGAACCATTTTTTTCGAAGGTGGATATCTCCAACTGCTTGGTCAATGAGACCATAGGTCTCTCCCTTCCCTCTAACTTTTATTAGCTTGCTAGTAAAACTACTGGTTAGCATAGCGAAATTCTTATGTAGCATGTTGTTCCTCCTTCAAAACACGCAAAGCTCTGAGTCTTGCTTGTTTTGCAGCTTGGTAGTTCAAACCGACTTTCTTCGCTGTAGAGTTCAGGTCCTCACCGCAGAACTTAGTCAAAGTAAGGAGAATCGCACCTTGCATTGCTGCCATTCGACCTCTCTTTCCAGCGAGGTTTGATCGAGATCGGAGTAACCGACCGTATACTTCGAGTACCATCTGCTCTTCGACGGATTTTTCCGGGCAGGGAAGCAAAATCTGCTCCGTGGGTTCCTCGATCAAGTACCAAGTTCCGGGACCTCCATTACCTGTCGAACTCTTCCGACAGGCGTAAGCAAGAGAAGCCTTGTATAGATCTCTATAGGTCGCTCTTAGGAAGGAGGTACCTTCCAGGTCTCTATGAGCCCAGGCAGCGGCGCGGGATTCCTGCAAAGCATCTTCTCTGAATCGATCCCAGAAAAGAGTAAATTGTCTCCGGCATATACTCAGAGCAATTTTCTCTTTCGTAGAAAGCATACCATCTTGTCTCATGCTACAAGGTCCTCCGGCTTGTGGCATAGAGCCAAAATGTGGGGGCTAATCTTCCTCGGCCGCTTTAAGGGCAGCCTCTCTCTCAGCCAAAGCTTGCTGGAGTTTGCTGAGTTCCTCTTCGGCCCAATTTCTGGCTTTTTGAAATGCTGTTGCCCACTTCGGGTCTGAAAACTCTTCGAACCAGTAGCGATATGCCCTTCCATCTTCTAGTTCTTCGTATTGACCCCAGTTAGCGTGGAGAGGAAGGCCTGCGAGACAGACCTTCTCGCCAAATTGCAGGTCATTAAGAATCGAGAAGTTCTTTCTCTTATCAGCAGGGAGTCTTATCTCAGCCCGGACCACCACATCGTTGCCCAAATGGGGAGGTTGTTGGCCTATCCGCTTAAGAACGATCTGAGCCTCTAGTCCTTCCTTAAGTTGGATATTGATTTCTTCTCTTGTGGTTTTTGTCTTGCTCATGTCTTTATCCTTCCTTTGTTCTTGTTAGAATATCGTTAGAAAAAGAGTTCAAAACTAAGTACTGAGCATAAGCAGGTTGTTTCATATTTTCTGGAATTTCTATGTCTAGATTGTACGGTTGTAAGATGTCAAAATAATCTTTTCAATATCTTCGTCTGAGTTAATTTCTTTTGGAAGTATTAACGTAGTTGCGTAGTGCATTCTTTCTTACCTCCTCTATGTAGGAAAGAAGAACGAAGTTTCTTTCACATAGGCTGTGGGAAGAAGCCCAAGGAATCAAAGAATTCTAAAACTTCCGGATCAATAACCCCCTCATTTCCACTACAATAAAAATCCATGTAACTTTCGCCTTTGCCCCGGATATTTGCAATAAGTTCCCCAGCATATCTCCAGCTACAAGAAAAGACATTATGTGGATTATCTTTATCAATCCAACGAGTATTGCAAAGAGCCCTATAAACTTTTGTGGCAAATTCGGTGTCTTGTAATTTGTACTTATTGTTTCGTAAGGTCTTCTCGAAGTCCTTCATCTAGCCTTCCTCCTTTTCTTTCGTTGGCTCATTTTTTTCTTACAAATTTGTAACTAGACCTGGACCCAGTCTAATGGTTCTAGTAAACTCTCGAATCCAAAATGGATCTTTGATTTGTTTTCTCCTTATGTCCCTATCTTCTGACCACCGCAAAGCCCACTCATAAGCCGAATAATCCTTGACTCGGGATCGCATTATGTCCTTATCTTCTGGCCACAATCTAGTCCAAAAGAAAGCCCAGTAACTATCGTTGATTCGACTCCGCACTATATCCTTGTCTTCTGGCCATCTTTTAGCCCATTGTAAGGCGACATAAGAAGATCGAATGCGCTTTCTTATACTCTGTTTTGAACTAGGGTCTTGCTTTGCTAGTTCAAATAGTTGTTTAGAGGTCATCTTTTCCCAACCTCCTTCCTTCTACTTCTCACTATCTCCTTGTAAAACAAACTCAAGAGCTTTCTGGTAGATTCCCTTATCTTTCTTACAAATTTCTAATATGTCTGGATCTAGCCCTATGTCTTTGATCCACGCTAGAGCCCATTCTGGTTCTGCAATTAGTTTTTTCATTATGTGCTTATCTTCTGGCCATTGCTTGGCCCACCAATAAGCCCACTTACTTTTACTAACCCGGCCTCGTACTACGTCCTTATCTTCTGGCCATCTTTTAGCCCATTCAAAAACCCACTTATTCTCAGTAACTCGATGTCGAATTATTTCTCTTTCTTCTGGCCATTTGAGAGCCCACCTATAAATCCAGTAACTATTAGTAATTCTATCTCGCATCATATGCCTATCTTCTGGCCACCTTTCGGCCCAGAGAATAGCTACTGCTGAGTCCTCGATTTTTTCTCTCATCGCAAACTTGTCTTCCGGCCATTTTTTAGCCCATTCAAAAGCCCAGTAATCTTCATTGATTTTGTCTCGCATTATCTCCTTGTCTTCTGGCCACCTTCTGGCCCATTCAAGAACCCACTTGTTCTCAGTAACTCGATCTCGCATTATCTCCTTGTCTTCTGGCCAATGCATAGCCCACCAATATGCCCACTCGCTTTCAGTAATTCTATCTCGCATTATCTCCTTGTCTTCTGGCCATCTTTTAGCCCATGCAAAGGCAATATCGCTAGATTCAATATATTTGCATACATTCTGTCTTAAACTAGGATTCTGCCTTGCGTATAAGAGTGCTTGTCTTGAAGTCATCTTTCCCTCTCTCTTTCCTATCTTCTTAATTTCCCTGTAAGATAAGTTTAGGAGCTTTATTATAAAGTTTCTTTTATCTTTCTTACAGACTTCTAACATTAGGGTCTAATTTCCAATGTTTTCGAATTATCGAAGAACTAAATTTTGGGTCAGTAACTGATTTTTTCGTATTACAGTTTTACCATCTAGAAACTCGATAGCCTATTTAAAATGCCAGCAATTCTCATTAACTTGATTTCGCATCTTACCTTATCTTCTAGCCACTCAGTGGGTCCCGCAAATAAGTTCGTTCCAGTCATCTATTTTTTCGAATTATCTCCCTGTCTTCCGGCCATCTTTTAGTCCACTCAAGAGCCCAGTAATCTTCATTGATTCTATCTCGCATCTTGTCCTTATCTTCTGGCCATCTTTTAGCCCATTCAAGAGCCCAGTAACCTTCATTGATTCTATTTCGCATTATGTCCTTATCTTCTGGCCATCTTTTAGCCCATTCAAGAGCCCAATAATTACTAGTGATCCGATCTCGCATTATGTCCTTATCTTGCGGCCAGTTGATAACCCATCTAAAAGCCCAGTAATCTTCATTGATTCTATCTCGAATTATATCTTTGTCTTCTGGCCATCTTTTAGCCCATTCAAAAACCCACTTATTTTCAGTGACTCGGTCTCGAATTATGTCCTTATCTTCTGGGAAATGCTTAGCCCACTCATAAGCCCACCTACTATCAGTAATACAATCTAGCATTATATGCCTATCTTCTGGCCACTTTTCGATCCAGAGAATAGCTACTACTGGGTCCTCGATTTTTTCTCTCATCGCAGGTTTGTCTTTTCGCCATCGTTTAGCCCACTTGAAAGCCCACTCACTTCCCTTAATTCTATCTCGCATTATATCTCTGTCTTCCGGCCATTGTTTAGCCCATGCAAAAACCCATTTACTTTCAGTAACTCGATCTCGCATTATATATCTATCTTCTGGCCACTGCTTGGCCCACCGATAAGCCCAGTAGCTACCAACGATTCGTTCTCGCATTATATCTCTGTCTTCTGGCCATCTTCGGGCCCAATAATATGCCCACTCGCTTTCTGTAATTCTATCTCGCATCTTGTCCTTATCTTCTGGCCATCTTTTAGCCCATGCAAAGGCAACATTTCCAGATCGAATGTACTTACGTACATTTTGTCTTAGATTAGGATTCTGTTTTGCGTATGACAGTGCTTCCATCGGAGTCATTTTTTGCTACTTACCTCCCCCAATTCTCCATGTAAGATAACTTCAAGCGCTTTTCTATAGATTTCTTCATCTTTCTTACAAACTTCTACAAGATCTGGGTCTGGTCCTATGTTTTTAATCCACGCAAGAGCCCATTCTGGTTCTGTAATTAGTTTTTTCATTATGTACTTATCTTCTGGCCACGCTGTAGTCCAAAAGTAAGCCCACTTACTTTCAGTAACTCGATCTCGCATTATATCCCTATCTTCTGGGAATTTAAGGGTCCAGTAATAAGCCCACTCACTTTCAGTAACTCGATCTTGCATTATCTCTTTGTCTTGTGGCCATCTTTTAGCCCATTCAATAGCCCAGCGATTTCTAACTCGATCTCGCATTATCTCTTTATCTTGTGGCCATTGTTCCGCCCAGTAAAGAGCCCACTTACTTTCAGTAATTCTATCCCGTATTATCTCCCTGTCTTCTGGCCACCATAGAGACCACTTAAGAACCAACTCGTTGTCAGTAATTCGATCTCGCATTATGTCTCTATCTTCTGGGAAATACTTAGCCCACTCATAAGCCCAGTAGTCCTTGACTCGATCTCGTATTATGTCCTTGTCTTCTGGCCATCTTTTAGCCCATGCAATAGCCAAGTAATTACTACTAATCCAATCTCGTATTATGTCCTTGTCTTCTGGCCATCTTTTAGCCCATTCAAGCCAGTAATCTTTACTGATCCTATCTCGCATTATCTCCCTGTCTTCTGGCCATGTTTGTGCCCACTTACAAAGCAATTCGTCTCCAGTAACTCGATCTCGTATTATGTCCTTGTCTTCTGGCCACTCGAGAACCCACTTAAAGGCTGCTCTTGGTGTCTTAATCTTATCTCGCATTATACGCCTATCTTCTGGCCATCTTTTAGCCCATTGTAAGGCGATATAAGAAGATCGAATGCGCTTTCTTATACTCTGTTTTGAACTAGGGTCTTGCTTTGCGAGTTCAAATAGTTCTTTAGAGGTCATCTTCTTTATTACCTCCTTATCTTCCATATATATAAATAGATCCGAAAGATTTCTTATAGAATTTCTCATTCTTTCTTACAAATTTGTGATAGACCTGGATCTGGTCCAAAGGTTCTAATCCACTCTCGAAACCAAAATGGATCTTTGATTTGTTTTCTCACTATGTCCTTATCTTCTGGCCACCATATAGCCCATTGAAAAGCCCAGTAACTGTCAACTATTCGTTCTCGCATTATGTCCTTGTCTTCTGGCCACTTAAGGGCCCATCTATAAGCCCAGCGACTTTCATTAATTCTGTCTCGCATTATGTCCTTGTCTTCTGGGAAGAGAATAGCCCATGCAAAGGCAATACTGCTAGATTCAATATATTTGCATACATTCTGTCTTAAACTAGGATTCTGCCTTGCGTATAAGAGTGCTTGTTTTGGGGTCATTTTTTCCCTGCCTCCATTTCTCACCTCTTAGTTCTTTGTAAGATAAAGCCAAGAAGTGCCTGATACACCTTCTTATCTTTCTTGCAAATCTCTAACATGTCTGGGTCTGGTTCTATATTTTTAATCCACGCAAGAGCCCATTCTGGTTCTGTAATTAGTTTTTTCATTATGTGCTTATCTTCTGGCCACGCTGTAGTCCAAAAGTAAGCCCACTTACTTTCAGTAACTCGATCTCGCATTATGTCCCTATCTTCTGGAAATCTAAGGACCCAGCAATAAGCCCACTCACTTTCAGTAACTCGATCTCGCATTATCTCCTTATCTTCTGACCAGTGGAACGCCCACGAGTATGCCCATTCGCTTTCAGTAATTCTATCCCGTATTATCTCCTTGTCTTCTGGCCACCATAGAGACCACCTAAAAATCCAGTAACCATCAGTAACTCGATCTCGCATTATATGCCTATCTTCTAGCCATTTGAGTGCCCACTTGTAAGCCCACTCACTTTCGTTAATTCTATCTCGCATTATATGCCTATCTTCTAGCCATTTGAGTGCCCACTTGTAAGCCCACTCACTTTCGTTAATTCTATCTCGCATTATCTCTCTGTCTTCTGGCCATTGTTTAACCCATTCAAAAACCCACTTATTCTCAGTAACTCGATCTCGCATTATCTCTCTGTCTTCTGGCCACTCTAGAGTCCATTGTAAGGCGATATAAGAAGATCCAATTTGTTTAGCCAATTCTTTTCTTTTATCGGGATTTTTCTTTGCGTAGGCGAAAATTTCTTTCGAGGTCATCTTTCCTTACTCTCATCTTCCACATAGAACAAGTTCAAGTACTTTTTGGTAGATTTCTTCATCTTTCTTACAAATTTCTATTAGCACTGGGTCTAAGCCCATTCTTTGGAGTAATAGAAAAGCTCTGTATGGATCTTGAATTTGATACTTATCTTCTGGCCATATTTCGAGCCAGTCAATAAGCCAAGTAGAAGTATGAGCAACTACTTGGAACATTATGTTCTTATCTTCTGGCCATAGTTTGGCCCACTCGAGGGCTATCTCTGGATCTTTGATTCTATCCCTTACAATATGTCTATCTTTTGGCCATTCGCGTGCCCACTTGAAAGCCCACTTACTTTCAGTAACTCGATCTCGCATTATGTCCTTATCTTCTGGCCAATGGATGGCCCACCAATAAGCCCACTCACTTTCAGTAATTCTATCACGCATTATCTCCTTGTCTTCTGGCCACTCGAGGGCCCAGCAATAAGCCCACTTGCTTTCAGTAACTCGGCCTCGCATTATATTCTTATCTTTTGGCCAACGTCTAGCCCATTCCAAGGCCCGTCTTGATGTCTTGATCTTATCTCGCATTATCTCCCTGTCTTCTGGCCACCTTCTGGTCCATTGTAAGGCGACATAAGAAGATCGAATATACTTGCATACATTTTGTCTTAAACTAGGATTCTGTTCTGCGTATAACAATGCATCTTTCGAGGTCATCTTTTCCTCCTACTTTCATTTTACAAGAAGAGGGAAGAAAGAAAAACGAAGGCTGGAAGCAATTTTACAACATATAGCATAGATCGAAAAAGAAAAGATACAGGAAAAGAATTTTTCTTTTTCGTTTGCTGTTCTTTTTTTTTGTTTTTGGTTAAAGTAGAAGGGGAGAAAGGAAGAGGAGAAGGAAAGCAACGTACAAGGGCTTCGTTACATCCTCTCCTCTTTTTGTATGGCTAAGATTGTTGTGAACTAGTTGTTGTACCTGGAGTTATTGATCCATATCCACTAAAGAACTCATCTTTGGAGATAGCAAAATAGTCGCACATTTTACTAATCGTACTTTTATCCATTCCTAGCAATGGCGCCCGGATTTTCACAGATTTATCTTTGAAGTAACCATTGTTTTTACACATGTCATTCAGGGCTCCGATCCATACCTGGAAACAATCTGGAAAGTTACCTTCGTAATCTTCCCAGTTAGCCCCGTACCAAATTTCGTAACTATCAAATTCTTTGTTAGATTCACAATATGATAGGGCTAAAGACATAAAGACTAGATTCCTTCCAGGAACATGCGCCCAATGATAGTTATATAAAGAGGGCTCGCCGGTTGTTAGGGCACTTCTAGCTAAGGCATTCAAATCAACACGCACCTCTACATAAGGAACTTGATGCTTGGTCAGGATTCTTCGGGCTACCTGTAATTCTTCTTGCATTAGTTGACCATAGTCAAACAGGAGACAGTGAATCGTTGTGTCACTCGAATATATAGACTTTGCAATTTCAAGAAGCAACCTAGAGTCTTGTCCGCCGCTGTATAGAATTACTAGAAGCTTTCTCATCTTTCCTCCCATCTGTTAGTTATATCTTTGGAAATAGATACTAACCATTCAAATTCTTGTTTTGTTAGTCGTCCTAGCTTAGTTAGATTCCAGCTCCCATCTGATCTTTTAAGATAGTATCTTTCTAAACTAAGTTTAACCTCCCCTCCAGCATAGCTTCTTAGACTGGCTACAAGTTTCTTATCTGTTTTTTGATTGAAAATCCATTCACACTTGGTTATATCTTTTTCTGAGTTATACATATATGCTGTCTCTCCTTTCTTCGATATCTTTAAGAAAAGGAAGGTTAGAATCTTTCTCTGATACAATCCAGAAACTAGGTGGAGGAACTTGAATATGGCTTGGGATAGCATTCCAGATTTTAATTTCTGGATCTAGATAGTTTATACCTCTATCTCTTTCTGGATTGTAAAACTCAGTAACTTTGTAATGAACGATTGCTATCTTGCTTATTACTAAGAAACCATGAGCAAAGCCTGGGGGAATATAGACTTGTGTACCATTTGAGCTGGATAAGATCCAGGATGATATTCTTTTATATGTTGGACTAGAAGGTCTAATATCAACTGCGAAATCTAGAATTTCTCCTTTTAAGCAAGTTACAAGTTTACCTTGGGGAGAAATAACTTGATAATGCAATCCCCGAAAGACCCACTGTTTTGATTCCGATACATTATCTTGAACGAAACTAATAGAAGGGAAAGAACTAGATCTAAAGATCTCCGCAAACCACCCACGAGAATCTGGAAATCTTTTCCACGTTATCGTGAGCACGTCTGGGAGGACACTATCTTCTTTTATCTTTATAGATCTAGTTCTTTCCATTGGTTACCCTACGAACCAGATGATGGACTAGACGTTGAGGTGCCTGTCGTTTGAGACGTTGGTTTTGCTAAAAGCAACTCTTGGACTCTTTTTGTTGCTTCCTGGTCCAATTGCTTTAACTCTTCGGAATAAAACGATAAGCATTCAGAATATACTTGGAGTTTTTGTCTGAGATGGTCTAGGGCCTTAAATCTCGTAGCAAGCATTCGATCTTGATTCTTTACATCACTTTTCTCGAGGACCTCTTTTAGAGAAGTTATGGCTGACTCCATCTCCTCTTCTATTTTCTTTTTTACCTCATAGTACACAGCTCTGATATTCCCAGTTGAGGTAATGAGAGGAATTGTTGAGATAACCTGCGGATTAGAAAAGATTTCGTTCATTGTTTTCTTTAGATTTCGAATGAGTTCTCTATTTTTGGGTATAAAGTAAAGACCTCCCCTATCTCTAAGTTCGTATCCATAAGAATTAGAAATCAGATTAATAAGGGCTCTGGAAACATCGTAGCTCGTTATATTTCCTTCTAGGTTTTCCATCTCCGTTTTAATGTGATTAACAATCGCATCATTATGGTTTGCTAGAATTTTCTTCTGTTGTTTATCAAAGATAATAATATTGTATCTAGAGATATCTGTCTCGGTAGCATCGTTTCCCTTCTCAAGCTTTGCTATTATGTATACGATTCGATTTGTATTTTCAACTTGCTTACAAACAATATTGGTGCCTAGACTCTTAGCATATGTCTCCAAAGACGCCATGATTCGAAGAAAATTTGTGGATGATTTGGGCGGAGAAATTGATAGTTTTTGCCCAAGGTTCTTGTTCCATATATCTTGGAACTTTTCAAACGAACATGTAAATGCTGAGGGAAGAGACCACCAAACTATATGCCCAAAAATGTTTAGTTGTTTTTCTTCTTCATATTCTGCTTGGATTGCTACAACCTTTTCTGTGTCAAGCATTGTCGCCATGTTTTTTCTCCTTCTTTATCTTTTCGTATATTCGTAGTTCCGATTTGGCTTCTTCATCCCACTCACCAGGTGCATTTTTCTCAATTTGTAAAGCATATTCAAGCGCTTCCTTATTCGTTGGATCGAATTCACAGACTACCTCAAAGTAATACCCAAAATCGTGGGGTATTCGCTTAACTGTAAATCTAATTCCATATTTCTCATGATCTGGAAAGTGTCTTCGAAGCATATTTGCCCATGCTCTACATTCCGTGAGAGCTTTGATTTGGTAATCGTCGTCTATTGTTTGGACCGGATTTTCGTTATGTGGAGCTGGCCCTAGATAAATGATCATGTTCGTCTTTTCCCTCCTCTTCTTGGAATAAGCAACTCGTTTTTCGAAAGACATACATTGTTTGGAGAGCAGCGAGTTCGTTTCTAGTTGGAGCGTAAGGAATTTTTCTGAGTTTCATATGGGCTTCTTCGGGGGTTCTATTCCCTTTCTTCTCGTTACAAGAATAACAACAAGTTACCACATTTTCGAAAATAGTTCTTCCACCTCTTGATACTGGTATTACATGGTCGATTGTTAAATTAGATCCGCTTGAGCAATACACACATTTGAAACCATCTCGAATCATAACGTTGAGTTTAGTGAGTTTTGCCTTTCTCCTAGTAAGTTTAACCTTAACTAATTTCAACAAACGGATAACTTTTGGAATTGAAATAATTAGTTGATTGCTTGAGCGGATAATTCTATTACTGGCAACAACGATATCGGCTTTCTTTAACAGGAGCAACTTAATGGCTTTCTTCCAGCAAATGGTAGCAAGAAATGTGTAATCTAAATTCAAAAGGATTGTGTTATCTCCTTCTACCATTGGTCTATCAACTCCAATTTCGAAGTAATATTTTGTTTTTGTTAGTCAAGGTCTTATAATTTTGATAAATGTTCCTTTAGCTCGGATAGATTAAATGTCTTCTTACTCAAGATTTTACTTAGTTTCTTTTTCCAATCTATTATCTCTTCTTTCTCCTTTAGTAATTCAAAGAAATCTGCTTCGATCTTTTCACATTTTTGAGTTAGGTCTTGTATTTGTTTGTCTCTTTCGTATATACTCCTTTCTAGATTTGCTATCGTGCTTTTTAGTTGGAATATCTTGTCAAATAGAGCATCAAGAAGAATATCTGCCGTTAGAAACTGATAAATATCCCTCGTATTAGGAAGATTCTTAGTTTGTTCTTCTTGAGGGGGAAGACTTGTTTTTGGTTCTTCTGTCGTTCCTATTCTGGGTTCACTGGGAGTAAAAATCTTGTATCTTCTAGCTGTGTCTAGGATTACCTTAAATGAAGGATTCTTTACAAATAGGCATCTTTTCCTGGGTCCTCTGTGTGTTACATCCGTAATGGTTTTTACGGAAATATAGTTCTTTTCGATATACTCTTTTAGGAGAAGCTTCCCAGACCACCTTCGAAAGTTCTTTTGAAATTCTGGGGGGATTTTCTCATGAATTTCTCTAGTGGTAAATTCGTTAGGCAATTTTGGTAGTACTTCTGCTAGTATAGACAGTCTGGTTTGAGGTTTCGCTTTGTTCATACTTTGTTATCTCCTTTCTTCTTTCAAGTTTCATTCCTTATGGTACTTTAAAATCAGTTCGAAATTTCAAGTGTGTTACTAGCAGATATTGCAACTATGGATCTAGATCTTCTTAGTCTGTATCACTACTCGTTTATACGATCACCAGGATTCGTATCATTTTAAGATAGTTTGAATCTTATCTAAAAAGATCATACGTTTATGAGATTTTCTTTTTGACTGACCCGTTTGTTTGTTACTCATTCATATTATTTCTTTAATCTTCTATCGCAGTTACTTTCCCACCTTGCCAAGGCCCAGTGTATAGAAGAGGTATTCCAGATACCTTATGAAATGTGATAGATGCGATCCTAGCTTTTCTTTCTAGGATCAAAACTCTATGGACCTGGAGACCAAATGTAAGCTTGCCTTGGTAATTTGGACTAATAATGGAAGTGAGAAGAATTGCTCCGCTTCTAAACAAAGTAGTTCTCGTCCGAATATCTCCAACGAGGTCGATATGATTGTTAATCCACTCAATGGTTTGGACTAAGTAGTAACCAGGATGGAGACGCACAGTATCGTCTGAATCAAATGAGACCTCACTTTCAGCAGGAACGAATCTTCTCTTAATTCCCAAGTAAGCAGGTTTGTCACTCTGAGGAGGCAAATAAAAGACACGATCTAGTTTGACATCAATTGATACCCCTTCTATATGAACTGGTTCTGGACTTACAATAAGAGGAACTATTCGACATGTACCATTCTCAACCACGATACCTCCAGCATTAATTCTTTCCCCTAGCTCATTTGCACCAAGGATCATCTTTCCTCCTTTCTTTGAGCTATGCATCTAAGATATATATCTTTATTATCAAAACTGAAATGGGGATCAATGGATTGGACTTGGAAATGATTCTCAAGTTCTACATAGTATCTGATAAGAGAAGGAGTCCAAATAGATTTGTGCATATCCAGCGGAGATCCATCATGGGGATATATTTCTGTGGTTAAAGTAATGTATGTTCTCATGAATTCCAAAGGAGATAGCCTCTCAAAATTTTCATCTAAGTAGATTAGTTTCTTATACAATTCTATATGGTTGGGAACGATAATATCTAGAATCGCGTTATTGTTACAAACTTTTGAAATTAGATACAATAAGAAATCTAGTTCTCGAAATGAGATATGTTCAAGGACTCTATAACAAATTACGTAATCAAATTTTATTGTTGTTTGTTGCAAGTAGGTAACGATATCTTTTGAAACTAATTTTACATACTTGGGTACTTCGAGCTCTGGTGCATTGGGGCTTCCATATGATAGATCAACACATATAATTTGTAAATCTTCGTAAGAATCGAGAAAGCTTCTTAGGTTACTCGGCAAGAACTCTGATCCAGCTCCCAGATTTAGAACCCGGAATTTTTCTAGAGGTTTGTTTCTTCTCGCTATTTCCTCTGGAGAGATAGACTTAGCGCACTTAGGGCAGTATCTCCAACCAGCTGCTTTACATGTATCGCAAAGGGGAGCAGATTGTGGATCTTCTATTTCTCTATTGCACACCGCACAGAGTTTATCTTTCGACATATCTCTTCGAACCTCGAAAGTTTTCTACTAAAGACTCTGTACAATCTTTGATAATCTGGAAAAGATTGAGTTCAATTGTTTTAGTTCTGTTATCCTGATGCTTCTATCATTGGAATAATTCTGGTTCCATGGTCTAGACATAATAATGGCAAAGTTGTTAGGGTCTGCTTGAATGAAAGAATCTAGATACTTGGGATTATCTTCCACAAGAACATTTAAGGAAAGTGCGTTTACGATTGATGCTTTATCTCCTTCTTTATGACGACTAGAAAGAACCAAACATTTTCCTAGACCGTATTCCTTTAGCCACTTATTCACAGGTCCAATGTAGGACCTGGAAGTGACAATCACAGGAATATAACTAGCTGAGATAATATTTCGGACGTAATCAATATTTTCTTCGTATGGTTTAGAAGAAGAGGTTTCTTGTAGGGCAGTATCAATAATTTTATCATACGTGGAAGAATCAATTTCAGAGAACCAGTTGGTAAAATAGAAATCTTTTGGTGGTTCATCTGGAATGTTAACATTAAACTTTTTACAAACTTCTCGAACGGTGCTAGCAAAATCCAAAAGAACCCCATCGAAGTCAAAGCATACGGGAAAAAATTTGGAATGTTTCATTTTTGATATCTAGCTCCTTTCTAACATATCCATCCATGAAAAGAACTCGCTCAGAATAGAGTCTACAAAGGGCTTAGCGTATGTTTTATAATACCACCACTTATCGATGTTAGATATATGTATAGCAGAACTAGAATCTTGGCTAATTAGATCTTTGCTAATTGCTATTCTGGTTCCTCCTTCAATAACAAGGTCGACTTTATTGTCTGATCTAGGAATCATGAAGAAAGTTATATCTTCGTTTCCCAAGATCTTTTCTATAATCATATGAGTTGAGTTAAGAATATTCGTCGTTATGGAAAAATCAATATCTGCAAATAAATCTAGAACTTTTTGCATTGCATCATAGACTTTTATGCCTTTAACAACAACCTTCTCGTTTCTAGGAGTTTTCTTCTGGTCAATAACTCCTAGATACATTCTTCTGCTAGGAGAAAGAATAAGAACTCGAAACGCATAATCAATTTTTAAGATAACAGGAGAGAGATTTGTAGTGAATTGAAGGGGCCTAGTACATATGAATCCATCAAAACTTCTTGCAATGATTTCATCTTCTTGAACATTGTTTATCTTTTGGTAGTATTGGAGAGCATTTCTAACTGCTAGTTGGATCTTTTTCACAAGACCTGGATTTTTCTTTTCTAGTAATCCAATTTGAATTAACCTATGTTTCTTATCCAAGTTATCTAATTGAGATACATCGTATCCTAAGGCTTTTAGAATATTGTAATTGCAGGATTGGATATCATAGTAATAACAATCAGAATGGATTAGAAGATAAGGCGAGTTAATTCTCACTTCATTCATTCTCCTTATTGAAAAGAGAGAGGAGAGAGAGTTAGTTTCTCTCATCTCTCTTTTTCAAATAATTCTATTTCAAAAAGATAGATGCTACCATATCTACAACCAGAATATGGTTAACATCTTTGCTCTTAAGCTGATTGCTTGCGAGATCTATAAGATTTTCTCTTAGTGTTTTAGTTAGATCCAATCTAGAAAGGAGATGTCCGTATTTTGTTTTAAGCACATTGTGCATTTCCACATCGCCAGACAGAAGATCCATTGTTACAGCATTAAGTCGATTTATCTGGCTCTCACTGGGATCAGCAAATCGAAGATCAATGTCAGGCTTAATCTTAAAAGTCACCGGCTGGTGATAGCAGATATAATTGCCTTCCAGTTCAATTAGAGGAGAATGTATAATTTTGTTAGGTAGAATGTAGGACCTAATGCACATGTTATCTGACTTTTTCGTTATAATATGAAAGTTCCGATCTCCAAGTGCCTTGAAAAAGCAACACGGATAATCTGGAACCATGATCTCATCCGTTCTCTTAATGAAGAACACCTCTTTCTTCCCGGCTTTTTGGATTGTGAAAATTACACAGCTTCTAGGATCAATTCCAGGAATCTCAAATTTTACAAGCTTAATTTCGTTATCTGGAGGAAGGTTTCCTCCACTTAGCAATACTTGGGACTTAATCCAATCATAGAACGAAGTGCATTTAATAGGCGATACATTCTGTTCTACCACCATCTCTAGTCCCTCCTCTTGGTTTTCTGATATCGAACTAAGTTGCTCTTCTATAATTTCCGTTTCTATTTTTGAGGTCTCGTCATTGCTTAACTGGTTGGTAGGTGTTGTGATGGTTCTTTCGGGTTGATTCTGGGTTTCTGCCATCTTCTTCACTAGGCTTGACAAATCTACCATCGTCCTTCCTCCTTCTTCTTTTTTCTTTCTTCGTGATATCATAATAGCATGTTCAATAGAAATTCGCTCCTAACTTTGGGACTAGAGGCGATAGATGCCACTGCAGTACTTTTATGAATTGATTCTTCGTGTCTACATACTACCACCCAATCTTTGATCCTAGAATCTGATTTCAGTGTGTTGCTAATTGATCGAACGGAATCTTCTACAAATTGGCAATTTTGTTTTGCAATCTTTGAAATCATGTACTCATCGATCCTTGTTACGATAGGATATGTGGTAGTTACGACAGATTGCTCAACCGCTTGAACCAAGTCCTCTAACCAAACGATATTAGGTAGATTTATATGAGCCCAGACTGTAGCGAAAGATCTTTGCGCATGAGGAAATCCCTTCTCGCCCATCTCACATAACTCTGCCGAACATGGGCAATAAGATGCGTATTGAACGGTAACTCCTTCATAGAAATCAAACTGGTCTCCTCCCTCTAGCACCCCCGTAAACCAGCAAGGGTAGAATTCTGGAAAAACATGCCCTGAGACAGGAGATGACTTGTAATATGGTAAATGAAAACGAAACGTTAACGAGAACTTTCTTGCCGAAGGATTGACCTTGGTCTGAAATTCTTGAAGTATTTCTCTAATAAGATGGTTTTTGAGCGGCTTTTCTAAAAAAGGTTCAATCGTTCGCAAAAAACGAGACATAGAAATTCCCCTGGTATCTTTGTCCAGATCTGATGTCATGGTAACATTCGCCAATAAGTTTACTTGTTTTCCAAACTTTGTATATAAGCTAAACATAAGATTTACATCTGAGACTCCAACATGATCAATTTCAAGCCTATAGTTTGGTTTGGTCGATTCTTGCACATCTGGAAGATCTTCTTTAGTTTTGTCACATACTAGCATTAGAATCTATCTCCCTCCCCCTTTGGTTTTCTATTTTTCCTTTGCTAGTAACCACCAAGAAAGATTAAATCCACTATCTTTTCTATGTATATGAACTCGAAAATCACAACCAAATGCTTCTAGCAACTCATTGTAAGCCTCCTGAAAAGTACCTAACTCTGGAGTCAAAAGAGGAAGCATTTTTCTAGAAATTTCATGTTCCAATCCAGACCCAGTGCCAAGTTTCTCTCCAAATTGTGTCGCTATCTTAAAACGATAATAAGCAGAGAAAATTCGATTCTCAAAGGTATCTTCACTAAGCAAGAAAATAGATTCTGTTTGGGGCGATGTATCTATGTAAGGATATTTTCTAATATCAAATAAGAGACAGGTAGCAATAAGATCCATTACCGCCCACTGGAATAATCTGAATTGAGCAATCTGCTTGTCTGAGCTACCGTTAATTTCTTGTGGATATGTTTCGTATCTACAATCTAGTTGCTCAACTAAAAGCATTAGCATAATAGATTTACAAATACTCAAGGTAGAAACTTCGGATAGCAACTTAGGGACATAAAGTATATGTCCTTGTTCTAGATCAGAACTAAATGTGATAATATTGCCATCATATTTCTTGGGTATGACTGGCATTACTAGATCATCTTTAAGATTAAACAAGAAGCGAGTTTCCTCTGGAATATTTGCACTAATATAAAGATCTGTTTCTATCTGTTCCGCGCTCATGGTTGAACCCCTAACACTTTTAGATAGCCTTCTAGAAGACGAAGGCTTTCCGGTTTTTGATCTTCCGGTATCGTAAACTCATCTTCGTTGTCTCCTCCTTGGATGGTTTCATATAGCCATTTGTTCTTTAGATCAATAGCATCAGACTTTATTGTTAGACATTCTCTAAGGTTGGAAATTCCATCCATGGCAATCATTGCTCGAACTTCCATCTCTCCCAATCTTTGACCACCACCTTTGCTTCTCCCAGACGTAGGTTGGAGGGTTTTCCTGACATATGACCCCACGCATCGAGCTGACAACTTTGTTTCTGCCATGTGGATAACCTTTAACCAATAACAATAACCCACAGCAATAGGATTATCGAAGTAAGATCCAAGCTTTGGATCATAAACAGGATACTCAAATTTGCTCCTGGTATATTTCATTGCTTTTGTTAGGTTCTTATAAGAGGTGGTTCGAAAGGGTGGTTCTATGATAACTAAAGAATCAATAAGATCAGCATCCAGGGATCTGCTATCAAGAAGTTCTTGGATATGATCAACGACAAATTTTTCCGGGGTTTCATCTACGATGGAATAAAATTTTAGAATGTACTTTTTGATTGATTCTGGGTTGATCCCTTTTTCTAACATTCGTTTTGCTCTTTGTTTTAGCTCATATAGAGCCATACCAAGATGCAATTCAAAAAGCTGACCAATGTTCATCCTTGAGATAATTCCTAGAGGATTAATAATGATGTCCAGTTTTCTTCCGTCCGGAAGTTGTGGGGTTTCGTCTTCGGATATAATTGTAGATATGACGCCTTTGTTTCCATGACGGTTTACCAACTTGTCTCCCACAGAAATTTCCCTAAAGAATATCGCCTTGAGTTCTACAAGGAGACCATCTAATTTCTCTCCTTTGATTCTATAATCTAGTTTGCCTTTGCTTGGTAACCCAGTGAGCAGAGGATGGATCTTAGAGACCTCTTTAATTTCTTCTTTAGATACAATGTTCTTCAGTTCTTTTTCGATTCTAGATCGGTCTTTCTTTTGCTTTGCAATTTGAGTTTGGACCCAGAAATCGTATTCTGGAATACTTTTATTCCAACTATTGGCATAGATTCTTCTATGATAAATCATAATTTGCTTTGGAAAAGACAAGTTCTTATCTTCCTGAAATATCTTATTGAATTGCATAGGATTCTTAGGGATAACTTTCATCTTAGCATACGGTTGGTTTGGTTTTAGAGCCTCTCCTAGATCAGGAATTGGTTTGTACTCATCTTCAACCAGAGATAGAAGTGTAGCATTTTCCGGAACGATAAAAGATAGATCCACGCAATGAACGGATTTCAATTTATTTTCTTTAACTACCTTCTCAGAAATAACAATGGCATCTTCGTAATTATAACCATAATAGATGGCAATTCCTGTCAGTAGGTTCTTTCCTAAACAAATCGTTCTGTTCTTTAAGAAGTTGCTTTCTGCAATTATGTCGTCTTTCTTAACTCGGTCTCCGACTCTGACTTTGATATCCATGTAATCTATACATTCAGAATATGTATTTCTTGGTGCAACATCAATGATATCTAACTCCCCGGTATCATATCTAACCAGAACGATATAATTATCTACGTAGATAACTTCTCCATCTCCCTTGCTTAGTTTTAGGTAAGATGTATAATGCGAATAATTTGTTTCACACCCAGTTTGGATAAATGCTGGCTCCGGTTCTAGGAGCATAATAGCTTGTCTCATTTGAGAACTTGCCATCTGGAGCCTAGTTTGGTCATTTTTATCTAAGAATGGAACCATAGATACCGTGATTGAGATTGATTGGTTACAGGGTTTTGATAGTTGTCTCTTCTCATCAAATTGAACTTTATTACAAAAACTTTGAACAATTCCACAATTATCTCTATCAGGAGTATCTACGGGACAAACTCGTCCAAACATTGAGTCATGAATGTCTCGAACTTCTTTTGGAACACTAATCCTTCTATATGCCAATGGACCAATAACTGAAAAGCGAGTTAGTTCAGAAAGTTCATAAATTGGATTATAGAATGTATCACTTTGAATAATCTCACTTACATTACATTCAGAAATGATATGACTCGAGTTAACTGAGAATTTAGGTTTGTCAGTTTTTCGATTCGTTAAGCAAAACTGGAAAATGTTATTTGCAATGGGGGCTGTAATAAAGTATTCTATTCCTCGGATTCTTTTATTTTCGAAATTAAGGTGGTCTATAACTGGCCATCCGTTCTTGAGATGCTCGATAATGTGCTCCATAATTGACCCATTCTTAAAGAATGGTCGATTGTATAGATCAATTCTCAGGGCTGTGTTAAGAGCATAGATAATATTTTCCCCCTTATCTTGGGCATTGTACTTAGTATAGTGCCTCCCAATGTCTTTAAGCAATAATTCGTAGTCCCCATTAGAATCTTCATAGTATGCTTTTAGTTCATCTATGAACTGAGTATATAATTCGTTTCCTGATTGGTCGTAGTTATCGATAAGATCTTTCGCCTTCTCATAACCCATCCACGCTAAAGAGAGAAGGCTCAGGGGAATACTTTTGCCAAAGATAAGTACACTGCTTGGTGTTGCTTGTATTTGCAGCGTATTTGTAACTATCCATAGAGTATTGCCTTTTGTAATGGTAGGTACATCTACTAACTGAAATCTTGGTAGTTTTCTTTTTCCATTTACTATGAGATAGTTATTATCTACTAGTTTGGGAATTGTCACTGAAAGATTAATTGTCGCGCCTCTTCCTTCTAAAATAATTACAAGGTTACTTTTCTTAGTCGGTGCTAATTCTATAAAGGTTTCCCTTGGTTCTTTGATATCCAGTTCTCTAATTGTATATCCTAGTTCTTCGCATGGAATAAGCATTTCTCTAACATCATCAAGGATCTTGTTATAATCATACTGCTTTAAATAGTATGTGGTTATCTCACCATCGAAAATAGGATCTTTTACTCCCATCTCCCCTCCTTCCTTAGCGCTCTTCTCTCATATTGAAGAACAAAACCTGGTCAACAACTCCATGATATCCTCTCGAACTGGTCAAACTCTTAATGATATGTAAAGATGGTCGAGAAAATGCTAGACCCAACAAGTACGATTCTTTGCTAGGAATTTTCTGGATACTAATTAATGACATTGGTACATTGTCTCGATCTGGGAGTGTTCGCCACTTAGTTTCTCCGGCCCAAGCCATTTGGCATACTACACACTCAAAATGGATTAGGAGCAACTTTCTTCTAGATACATAGATGGAAAACAATTTCTTAACTACTTGGGCAGGAGTGAAGTTATCTGGATGGTGCAATATATACGATATCGCTGGTAGTTCAGACGCTATATCATATTGCCTAACCTTCTCAGAAGATTCTTTCTTAGAACCTCGAATATTAGCAACTCCGCTGGTATGGAATGTTCTAAGAATTAGCTGAGTATTGCACTCGCCCAGAGATTGAGCGGCGATTGCTCCAATATAAGGGCTGTGTAATTTGCTTGCTAAGGTCCCGTAGCAAGTCTTGCAAATTTTGAGAGATTTACAATAGATTGGTGATCGAAGATAGATTGTTTTTCCTACGATGTCTGGTAGTCTGTCTCTAGTAACTTCTAACAAGTTGACATCTGAAAGAGAGAACTTGAAGAATCTTCCAATCAAAGAGCTAGCTAACTCATTAGAATCAATAGAAAGCTCCAAGTAATCATTTGTCCCGCAGTCATCCAAATTCAGATCTAGTTCTAGATTGATACAAGCAAAGTCCAATTGCCTACTTAGATAACCTGAGTTACCAGTATTTAAAGCAACGTCTAAAAGCCCCTTTCGAACACCGTACGTTGATGTGAAGAATTCTTCTGGAGATAATCCTTCAGTTAGGCACTTGACTACGGGTCTCTCAACAATCTCACCAGCAAAATTAGATACATACCCTCGACTCAAGATTAACTGGCGGGCTTGTTCCCAGCTTCCTCGACTTCCAGAATCTATAATAGATGAGTAAGGAAAGATGTCTTGAATTTTTTGTTTTATTTCGTTGCTTTGTAGGGCTTGAAGTTGAGCTGAGATTACTTCCGAAGAGTTTGCTTGGTGTTGCAAATTAGTTCCATAGATTGAATCTCGAATTGGTACTAAATCTGAGTAATTGAACCCTTTGAGAGACATAGTTGTACCATTCTTGGTACTAACAAAAAATCCTAGGTCTTTACTGCGTTCTAATACATCTACTACAACTTCTGGGGGATAGCTATTTTTAAGAGCGTCTAGGATTTGGAGGAGTTTCTTCTTGGTAATAGGCTCATTAACAAGGGGAAAATCTGGAGGGAGAATTTGATTGAACTTTGCTCGACCCTCAGTTATATTCTCCCCTTTACAAAGAACTTTGTTGCCATCTTCATTCTTCGTTAGAAGGAATAGACCAAGAACAATGTCTTGATTGGGAACAAATGAGATTGAATCATCTGCTGGATTTTGAATATTAGCGAAGCATGAAAATTTAGTTTCAACCTCCTTTTTGGATTCTTTTAGAACTGGGGCATAGATCGCCATCTGGTCCCCATCAAAGTCAGCATTATACGGATTGCAAACAAGGGGATGAATCTTAATAACTGGCTCTTTATGAACTTTGATCTTAAATCCAAGGATACTTAGGCGATGTAAACTAGGTTGGCGATTTAGTAGAACGTACTCGCCCTCTGCCAATTGTTGGCATATTGGAAAGAGAGAAGTATCGTTTTTAGCAATACATTCATCAATTAGATCTAGGGCTAAATTTAGGTTGCTCGATTTGCCCTTATGATATAAGAATTTTGCAACCTTCAATTTCCATATTTCTAAGAATACTAAGTAGGGAATGGAACAAGTTCCAAATTCTAGAGTTGGATCTGGGACAATGACACATCTTCCAGAAAAATCAATTCTTTTACCAAGGATATTATTTCTAATGATGCCTTTCTTCTTCGATAATTTTGTTAGAATATTTCGATATAAGGCGAAATATGCTTTCTGTAACTTATTGAAGTACTGGCGATATAGTTTTGGATCGTTTCTTATATTGACAATTGTGGACGAAATGGCTTCCTTGGTGGTTAGAATTGATAGGTAATGCTGGTTAATTTCATCTAAGACTTGGTTCCTAACTGACCCTACAAACATAATTGGTCGAAGTTCTGGAGGGAGGACTATGACCTTATCTACGAATAGTTTGTCTAGATTTTTGGTGACTTTTTGAAATAGGGAACTATGCTCAGCGTATGAAGGAGAGAAAATAAACTGGACTAATTTGTAAATCGCCTCCAGGTGTTCGTAATATGTTACACCAGGTGGAACAAGACTTTTCTGAGTAACAACGTAAGAATCTTCATCTTCCGCATATAAGACATAATCTTCCTTATAAAGCAACGTATCAATATTCTTTGAGATTCTGGTTCCTACTAGGTTTTTGATCCAATCGTAGAAAACTGGATTAACCACTTTGAAGGGAAGAGTTATTTTTGCAAATCTTTTTCTCCTTTCGTCGGAGGATACAATATCTACTCCGCAAGCTGGACATTGCTTGCCTTCATGTGCGGCAGTGTAGAAAATCCCGCATTGGCAGGTGTAGCTAGTTACTGGGCCGAAGATTTGCTCCGAAAAAAGACCTCTAGGACTGAACTTGTTCTTTTGAATAAATTGTGCTGTCTCGACTTCTGGTAGATCTGAACAAAAGGTATCGATATCAAGAAGATCCATCTTCCCTCCTCTCCTATGCATGAGTTTATAGACATTCCCTCAAATCAAAGTACGTTTCTGAATAAGAAGAGGAACTTCTTGCTTTCTAGCCCTTCCCACATTGCGAGGATATTATAATATACCCCTGTACAAAAATCAAGTGGTTTCACCTTGCTTTTTCTTTTTTTTTGGTTAGAAATTTGGTTATCTTAGACGAGATCTTGATTAGTGCTGGCTTCATTGTAGGTTCGATTCTAGCAGTAATCGGCGAAGGGTTCGTTTGGGAAGGAGGAAGGGCCAGAAAAATGTTCGGAGAAATGAACTTGGTAGAAGTTAAAGATGGGATCTTTGGTTGAGGAACTTTCTTTATCCCAGACTTTCTTAACATCTTTCTTATTTCGGATTCAAATAATTGAAATGGTTTCCATCTGGTCCCTTCGTATAACAAAATATCCTCTAAAGGGATTCTATCTAGCTGGTTCAATTCTAAAATATAGTATGTTTCTAGCGTTGAGCAAACATCTAGTACTGCTTCGAATGAGAATCTTCGATTGGTACAAATGCTTCCTTCTAGTGTCCCATCATGGGAACAATTTGGATGGGGCGTATTTCTTACTACAACTCTTTGAATGATCTGAGTTCTTTCGTCGAAATAGAACTCAACCCTTCTTACTACCAGATTTGGATTGACTCGAATATAGAACATGTACTTCGAATTTAGAACAAGACGACTAGGAACAATTTGCCGGTGACATATGTATTGTGCGAGGTTCATGCTTGCATCCTCGTAGGAATAATGTGGATTACTGTTTGTCCTTTACTTCTTAGAATTTCTGTAAAATACATACCATTTTCTTCCTGTTCTTCCTCCTTATCATCGCACAGTTCTGGAAAGTACTTTCTTAAAATTCTTTGAATTGGTAGAGATATATCTTTACAGCTTATATCTTTTTCTTTACCTAGATATCGAATTGGAATTGTATCTTTCTTTTCAAGGAACAAGTTAGAAGGGATTTGCCTCGATGCTAGAAAATCCATTTCTGATGGTTTTAAACTTAGCATAATAGGATATGTTAGAATAGTATATGTTCTTGAAACAATGAGTCCCACTATAAACCTAGCAGCTAGTTTTGCGAGATTCTTTTTTACACAGCTCGAACTAGAAAAGTTTAAGAATGCACCCAGTAGATTTGACTCACTGACGTTCTTTCTTAACGTCTTTCTATCTATAATTATAAGAGAGTCTCCAAGAATCGCGGCTTTAAAATGAACATTTGGGAAAGAAGAAGTCGAATCAGAGCAATCGATTACAATATCTCCTTTCTTAACGGAAACGTATTCCGTTGGATATCGTTCCTGAATTCCAACGACTTTCTTTAATCGACATAGCAGGCTGGTTACTTTTGGTTGACCAACGTTAGATTCTTTGTAGTAGGAATTAACCAGGTTCTTTGTTTCGACAAGATCTGGATCATAGACAACTATCTGGTGGATAGATTCTTCCTCGTCTAGGTACTTGCTCAGCCAACTCCCCAAACAACCAGCCCCTATGAGGTGGACGACTAGCCCCTTTTTCTTGGTGGCCGGTTGTCTCATTTACTTTCCGCCTCCTGTTCTACCAGATTTGAATATACTTCATACAAAGATTCTAGTACTGAATAAAGTGAGGAATTATTCAAATCAAAAGATTGAATAGTTAGAATTCTGGGGGGTAAATCTCCCCCCTGCTTAATTACCTTCTGCAAGGTTGCAATAAAGGTACTTCCAAAATCTATGTCCAAAGTCAAGTAGGTTTGGACTCCTAGTTTTGGATCATCTTTCACTAGAAGTACAAGAATAGACACAGAACTTTTCTTAAAGAATTCTGGAATTTCAAAAGGTTGGTCCCTTTGGATTAGATCACAGATACGAACTGCGGATTCTAGAAGACTTAGGTTTGGATCTAGAACAGTCGAAGAAATGTAATCTGTGAAAGGTTTCGCTTGCATACTGACCAAATCTCCTTTCTCTAGATATATCAGTCTTAAAGTTGCAAGTACGTGTCGGCTTCAAATTCTTGAATATGCCTATGACTGATTACAATGGTGGTCTTTTCCTTAGATATTTGCCTGAGTAGCTTAGATACTAGCCTTATATTCTCGTCATCGAGAGCATCAAAAACTTCGTCTAAAAGAAGAAGATTAAACTTAACATTTTGAATTCTTTCATTTAGTTCAATAAGAGTTAGAAGAATACAAATATCAATTAGTCTTTCCTGCCCACCTGACAATTGGACTCGGTCATTGGCAAGATTAATCTTATCAAGAACTCTGATATTAATCTTATCTCTAAGTTCCCCAGAGGCCGTCTCTGAGACCGTATCGAAACTAATAGAATAACGCCCACCAGTTAAATCGAATAGGTACTTTTGGACTGTGGAATTCATGAAGGGAATAGAATCGTCTATTAGCATACTTGGAATTCCAGTTGGAGAGAACCCCTTTTTCCAGAACTCGAGAATTTGGATTTGGTTAGATATTGAGGGGATTTCTTGTTTTAGTTTTTCAATTTGGTCTTCGATGGAGGGAATTCTATGATTTTGGAGTTGAATTATAGAATCGTAAGATGGGAAAGTCTCAGATTCGGTTTTCTTCAATAAGGCTTCTTGGATAGAAATTTGAGTTTCAATTTCCTCAATGTATTGAAGTGTCTTTTTGCACTGATCTAAAAGTCTCCTTAGATTTTCTACCTCTTGTCTTTTCTGGTTAATTTGGGAGAGATGAGTTCTTTCTAATTCTTCCCTTTCATTACTAATCTCTCTTATTCTCAACTCAAGCCTCTCTTGTGCTCTTTCTAGTTGAGAACTTTCTCGTGATTTGATTTCTTTCTTCTTTTCTTCTAGTACCCGAATCTCGTTTCTTATTTGTTCCATTTTAGAGAGTTCTATTCTGAGAGATTGTATCTTGTTTCTTTGTTTTTCTAACTTCTCATCAATTTCCTTCTTCTTCAATTGGATTTCTTGGAGTTGAGATATAAGATCTTGTATTTCTCTCTCTTTCTCTTGAATTCTTATATCTGTGATTCCTTCTGGAATAATTTGGTTGCAATAAGGACATGGAGCATTTTCTTTGGACTTTAGTTCGAGGAATCGTTTCTTTTCTTCATCTTTATGATTTCTTTGAGTGGTGAGTTTCACAATCTCGGAATTAATTTTCTCTGCTTCTTTTCGAAGAAGCTCAGTATCTTTCTCAACACTTTCAATTTCGAATAGAACCTCTTTTTGATATTCTTGTATTAAAGATTGTATCTTAGAATCTAATTCTTGAATCTTGTCTTTCGTTTGTAACTTAATAGAAGATACATACTGATTGTACTTATTTGTAATTTCTGATTCTTTTTGTTTTGCTTCTGCTCGAATTCTAGATAATCTTTCCGACTCAAGATTAATTTCATTTTGTTTATCTTGAAAAGCAGAATTTAAAGACTCGAATTCCCTTGTAGTTGCATCTTTATCATACTGGGCTAGAAGATTTCGTAGTTCCAGTATCTTATTTGTAATATTACTTAATCTTATTTGCTTATCTTTTTGAAAAGAATCGTATTCCAATTGTAAAGATTCAAGTTGTGTTCTACATTCTTTTAGTACTTGCTCCAAGGTATGAATCTCAGACATAATAGATTGGTGTTTCTTATTTGCTTCTTCTAGATGCTTAGAGGCATTCTTTTGATATTCAGTATAACTATCTAGTTGGAGAATTTCTCGAAAAACTGCTTTTTGCTCAGCATCTGTCAGATTCGTAAAAAATGCTTTAACCTTCTGAGCAAAGAATATGGTGCTCATTAGAAGGTTGGGACTAAGCACTAGATTTTCTATCATCTTATTAGCTTGCCTGATTCCTCCAGGAGTAACATCTTTTCCATCTCGAAAGATTCTGACTCGGTCTTGCATTTTATGATGTTTTCGATATCTCTCAATTCGAAATAACTCATTTCCAATTGCAAATTCCAACCAAGTATAACAATCTTTTCCTTTCTTATTATTTACCACCAAGTCAGATTTTAGTCCTTTACTTGTCGTTCCGTATAGAGTATAAGGAATTGCTTCGATGAGTGTGGTTTTTCCGCTTCCATTGGCCCCAGTAATTAGTGTTAAACCAGGGTCTTTAAGTTTAAGAATCATAGGTTCTTCAAATAAACAGAAATTTTCCATTCCTACTTCATAGAAAGTGACCTCTTTCATCCTTCTTCTATCTCCTTTATAGATTCACACTCGTTGATAATTGTCTTTGCAACATCAATATATAGGTCTTTACTTTCAGGGGGAATTCCTCTAATATCTAAGTATCTAGATAACTTCTCATCTAAAGACATCTCTCTAGCAATTCCCCTGTTAGTCACTTCTGAATTACTCTTATCAATAATTACGACATCTGGTAAATCCGAAGCATCAATTTGGTTAGTCTTTACCTCGCTCCAAATGACCACAAAATTACCCTGGGAAGTTAGATCTCTGCTCTCTTTCTTAACCTTGTCAATGTCTCCCTCAGAGTGTATCTCTAAGACATAATGCTTGGGATATCCCTCTGTGGGTATTGAATCAATTCTTCCCGAATCGAAATCAACAAGTAACATTCTTTTTTCTTCGTTTCTTTCTCCCCAATCGAATTGATACGGATTTCCTACGTAATAAACTTGGGTTTGTCCCATAGAAAGTTCCTGGGGTTTATGATAGTGGCCCAGGAGGACCATGCCGTATCTGGAACATAGGTCCTTCATGCTAATGTTTGATACAATTGATATACCACTTGACAAAACCGCTTCGTTTAAACCAAAATGTGAAATTAGCCAAGGGTTTGAATTCGTTTTAACTTCTTGTTCAAGATTCTTTGAAAACGGAATAAATAGAATATTGGAGATCAACTGGGTTTCCCCAACGTACAAGACATTGGGTACATGTTTCAATAGACTAATGGTGGACACAGGTTCAGAAGATTCCGAGAGGTCATGATTTCCATCTAACAAAATAAATGTAATATCCGGATTTGCCTCTAAAATTGAAACCAGCTCCTTTGCAGCTTCGGAATAAAGAATCGATTTATGATGAAATACGTCTCCTGCGACAATGATATGTCCAATGTTATTATTCTTACAGTAAGATGTAATCCAAGATACAACATTCACACAAGTTTCTAACTTTTTTCTAGAACGACTAAAATGCCAGTCCGCCGTCACGATCGCCTTCATACTCTAGTCTCCTCTCTTTTGTAATCCCCCTTACAAAGTATACAAGGTTCCAAACGGTACACTTGGAAGTTTTGTCTGACCTACTCCTCGGACAATTACCCAGATGACTGGATAGGGAGGGATTTTATCTGGAAATGTACCCATCAAATCTGTAAAGAATAGGAGGAGTTTAGGATTAAGCTTCCTTCTGGCTATGTCCTCGAAAACAGGGCGAAAATCGGTGCCCCCTCCTCCTCTAACTTCAAAGGGGATAGTTGGATTCTCATAGAATGCATGAATAGCACAATCAATAACCCAACCATACATATTGTCACATACTGGTTGGATTTTCTTCAATGCACCCATAAAGTATGACAGTTCCGTTGAAGAAATTGATCCAGATGAATCTATGGCGAAAGCCACCTCAGTATACTTCTTTAAAGTTCCGGGTAGTCGAAGCCCTTTCTTCTGGTAAATTGCTCGACTATAACATGGAATTTTGCAGTACGTATATCCATATCTTTCCTGACCCAAGAGAGATAGGGATTTTCTTGTTACTAATTCTATGATTCCTTTGCATGAGTTATGAATATTAAATTCTCTTCTCATATCTCCAGGAATAGATCCAATTGCTTTTAGTAATTCTTCTCTAGCAACACTAGATCCACTTATTGGTTTTTGCGTTGAAAGGTCATTAGGAATTACTGTCGATGGATTCGATCCTTGTATTGTGTTACCAGAAAAAATTTCTTTTGATTCGTTGGAACTTGTATTAATTGTGTACTTTGTATAATTTTCATTCTTAGTCTCAGACTGAATCATTTGACCCAGAAGTTGTTCTGTAGCTTGATCCGCGCTCCCCTGGTTGGACTTTTCTCCATCCGCTTTGCTTTGTCCTTTTCGTTGTTTTGTCTTTGCCATTTGTTGTAGTTTATGTAGGATTTCCCTGTATACAACTTCACAGGGACCCTTAGAAAATTCATTACTAAGAAGCAGAAAGTTATACTTGGCTAATTCCTTGTCGTCAGTAATTCCAAGTTGTATCATAAGGGAATTTACAACATGATCAATTGCAATGCTCCAAATGAATTGAATTCTTCCTGCTCCTCTTCTTATATGGTCTAGAGCGGAATGAATCATTTCATGAATAAAATCCAGAAGTACTCCTTTTTTGTCTTGATCAAAACAAATCGCAATCTCATTATCTTTCGTAATGTAAGTATCTTTTTCTGAGTAACTAGGAACAATTGGAACGTACAACGCAAATGACATTCCTGTTTTCTGGAATGCGACCATTCTAAGCCACTTTTCTTTAGTTTTATCGATAGTTGTAAGTTTGGAATTGGTCTTCATGATTCTTCCTCCACTATACCTTCGTTCGAATCATCATAGGCAAGAATAGAAACAATTTCTTTAAACATTTTGTCAAAGGCTGGATCGTTCATGAAAGAAAGTAACGCATGTTTCTGGTTCAAGTAAGCACTTCTAAGATAGAAAAACTTACTCTCTTCCGTTAGATTCTTTTGGACCCATTCTAGAATTTTCTTTTCCACTGGATACGTAGACAGTATCGCTGCTGCCACTACTTGGTCCTTAAATGTCATTGGAGGTCTGGCCATTATTTCTTCCTTGCTTCGATTTAGCATTTCCCAAGAATCCACTAGTTTGGTTCCTGCTAAATAGCCAATTGTACCAACTGCGGTTTCAATAGGTAGACCAATCTTTAGATTACGATCCAAATTCATCCATGATCTAGGAGAATGAAATGGAGTGGTAGGATCTGGTTCCGCGGTAAATAGATAATCCGGATTAGCCATTAGAAAGGCCAGCAACTTTGGATTGACTTTCTTGGCTTGGGCGTAAGTTACGAAATCATTTACGGTTGGAGTAAATTCAACACATAGATCAAATCTATTCATAACTGGAGCTAAGATTTCTTGTGCTCCGGATCCAGAAGTTGAGAAGTTTCCAGCTGCGATAAATCTGGTACTATCTGGAGTCCGGTGCCCATTGATTGACCTCTTAAGAAGAAGCTCAAAGAGAGCAGACTGTTGAATTTCGAGATTCAAATGACAATCATCAAAAAATAGTACCGTATTCTCTTTCTCCGGAAGCCAAGATGGTCTGCTCCAAATCGTTCGAAGCCCTCCAGAAGAATCCTCTTTAACATCTGGAATGCCCTTGGCTTCCCCAGGTTCTTTTAGATAGAGTCTTTCTTCTACCAAGTTCATTCCTAGTTCTTCGCAACATTGCTCAGTAATTTCCGACTTACCACATCCAGGAGGAGAAGATATAAGCATGGATCGATTATTCTTGATACAAATCTTGATGAGCTTCTTTAGAGCAGCGCCGCCTTCGACTTTATACATGTCGTATACCTCCTTCGTTTTTTCGTAATTCTTTATGTGTGGGTTCTTCTTTTTCTTCAACCAAATGAAAGATTACAAAAGTTAGAATCTTTATTATTTAGGAATGATTCTATCCGGAAGGCTTATTTGAATATTCTTTACCAATTTTCTAAGACAAGGAATGGAATTCAGGATAGCCCTTCGGATTCTTTCATACATGATGCTAAGAAAAGTGGGTCGTTTTATCATGGTTACTTTCCCTTGTTTTCGAGAGGACTCTTTCAGGTAGTAGAGAATCGCATTTTTCTTCATACATTTCGTTTGGTTACAATAGAGTCCTTCTTTTAGACACGTATAATCAGATAAGTAACAACATTTCTGGCAACATAGAGGAACGATGCGTATATTTTCTTCCATGTCTTCATCTCCTTAACGAATTTAGGTGCTCGTTAGATGTTAATCAAAAGAAAACCGAAAGAAGAATCCAAGATAAACCTAGAAGAGCGAAAAGCGCAAATAGCTTAATTATTTCTATAATAACTTCCTCTTTTGTTACTTCTGAAGGAAAGATATTTTTCATCATGGTAAAAACCCTCCTCTCTCTAGATGAGTTTTTTGATGAGAAGGAGGAGGGAGAGATTTCTTAGCTCCCCCCCCCTCTTCCTCTCTTTCTTCTAGTTTAGATCTTACATCATTTTTTCTTACTTTGTAGAGTCATTGCTAAGATAAAACTGAGTGAGAAGCTTGGAGTTGTTTGTTCCTAACATTCTAATTGAAATCTTTGAAGGAGTAGGTCGAAATTGCTCTATTGCGTTTGATACGTTTTGGAATTTGTCAATATGTTGCTTATTTTTTCTAATCTTGACTCTTTCAATTTCTAGCACATCTCTATAAGGGTTAGCAATAGATTTAGCCTTAGAACGAAATATAATCCATTCTTGCTCCTTATCAAAAAGGAATATATTTGCGATACTACATGGCTTTTCTAGCATTTCGCAAGACTCGTACTCCTCGTAGTAAACGACTATTTGCCTTCGATCTAAGTGGTTACTTTGCCACAAATCTATCTTGTCGGAGTTTGTGATTGTTGCGAATTTAACATCTTTCTCATTCAAATCTGCTAAACTAATAGCATACTCAGCGCAATCGCTTTGTTGGACTAAGATTTGATCTATGTAACAAGATCCATTCTGGTCTTGGTATATTATGTGATCGAGTCCTTGACTTTGAAGTATAAAACTATCCTGCCAGTTACTTGGATTAACAAATACGATAATTCCCAGTAACATAGATCTTATGTTCATCTCTAGAAGAACCCCCTCTCTTACCACATTACTTTGGTCTCATTAGATGAAGAAGGTATCTGACGCTTCCTTTTTCGGTTGCGAAGATTGCCATTTTCTGTGGGTCTGGTATACCTAAGTTCTTCTTAGCAAACTCAAAAAAGTCTACAACATTTCTATAACTTTCTTTCCCCTCCCATGTAGCCTTCTCTTTGTTGTACTCAAAGATTCCGACTCCTTCAAGATCAGTAAGTGATTTATCCTTCTTGGTATATGCTAGAACAAATTGAAATGGCCCAGACTTATCTCTTAAGAACACAACAAAATCTACAAGTTCAAAATTTGGTTCGGGCATGTATATGAGCGCGCAAAAAGTAATATGCTTTCGTTCCATTGGTAACGAGGACCAAGTCTGCCAAACTTGAGGGTCTGGTTGACTAAATCTTAGTTTCTCGTTAACCATTGGATTAAAAGACAAGATAATGTTATTTGAAGTTTTAGAATCAACAGGAACTTGGTTCATAAATTTCTTACCTTCATTATTCTCAGTACAAATAACGGTTCTAAGAACATCTAGACTAAGATTATGCATTACATTATTTTGCTTCCAATCTGAGGGATGGATAAATACAAAGAATCCCATCAGCATGGTGGATATGCGCTTATGCATAAACATGGCATGTTCACTCCTTTCTTTTTGTTACGTTGTTCAGGATCTGCAATGCTTCGGATTTTGAAAGATTCTCGATCTTATTTTTCATAACATCATAAAGACGGTATTCAACATCCCATTGTTTCTGATTGTAAACTTTAAGCCTAGTATAGTAAGATGAAGCAATCTCAGCACAGCCAAAATCAACAATATCGAAAAATACAGGATCTTTCTTCCCAGGATAGATTCTAAGAATCCTTCCACAAAGCTGTTCTACATTTTGAACGGGAGTTGCCATAATGAGACAATCTTTATGAGGAGCATCAATTCCATCTCGTATCTTTTGGGGAGTTGCAAGAACAATTGGATTATCCAAGTTTTCTAGCGTATCTGCTTGAATGAAGGTAGAAGGATTGAATTTTGTAAATAAGTCTACAAGCTTTGTTATAAACTTAATTCTTTCACAAATGAAGAGAATGTTTCGTTCTTTATCAATTGCTGTTCGTAAAAGCTTACAGCATAGTTTAAAGAAAGCCTCACTTGCGCATAACTTAGTTATATATCTTGGTCTTTGGAATATGTTATTCCAGTATATATACTTGTTGGGTCTTTGTATATTAGTAAATTTTCCAAGAATAACCACAATTAGTGGTCTCATAGTGGTTGTTCCTTCTTGGATCTGAAAAACATCACCCAGATGATACTGGATTATATCTGAATTTCCATCAAATCGATAAGGAGTTGCTGACAATCCATAACTATACTTAGTAGGAATCAAAATAGAGCACTTACTAAAAGTAGGAGCCCCAACGCTCGTATGAACCTCATCTGCTATAAACACGCCAAAGCCAGCATCTTTTAGTAAATCTAAGAACTCAGTTCTTCTTTCCTCTTCTTTCAGTTGAGAAATAAAGAACTGATCAGTAGTTATTACAATTGGTTTTTGCAATTCCTCAGAAATATTCTTTCTGGATCTTAGAGTTCCAATCTGCTCAGGTTCAATGTTGGTGCAATCTAGAAATCTGTTAAACCATTGGTCAACCAACTGAGACCGGTGTGTCAGAATAATTGTTTTTAGTTTCCTAGTACAAATCATATGAATAGAAATAACAGTTTTTCCAGATCCTGGGGGAAGTTGGAGAATTCCATTTTCATTTCGAATAAGGTAATTGTAAGCCAGTTCTTGAGCCTCATCTCGAAGCTTGATCTTGCTTTCCAACCAAGGAATTTGGACAGGATCTTTTATGTTATCTTCAATGACAAATTCCCCTGAATAGCACTTATGTATCGGGAAATATCTTGGTACCAGAAGATAGTCTCCATCTTCTTCATAAAACTTGACAATAGAAACATCTTCGCTCGTATATTCCTTAACCGTTCTAGTTAGCATTCTTTTAGCTCTAGAAATAAGTTCTGGATATGCATATGGAATTCGGATTCCAGATGTCCTTTCTAGATATATCATTTCATTCTCCAAGTACTGAAAGAGAGACCTTTGTAATTTTCTCATTCTTTACTTCTGGTTCTGAGCCAATTCGTTGAACCTTCTTTGAAAATATTGTAGCATTTGCTCACTAGTAAGCCTAGCAGAACAATTAGCCGTTTCATATAACTGTATAGATTCAAGACCCTTACTTCTTTGTTTTATGACTAATTGATTCCATATCCAGATAAGCATATTCTCGGCGGTTGGATTAAAGGGAATGATATCGTTAACTTTCTGATGATCTAGCAAATTAACGATGGTGTTTACCTCTTCTTTAAGAGTAGAAAAATCTAGACTTATTCCGGTATCTCGAACAGGAAGGCAGAAAGCTACGTTTAGAATATAAGAATGTCCATGTAGATTTGCGCACTTTCCATCATACTTGTTTAGATAATGCGCAGATTCGAAACGAAATTCTCTTTCCACACTAACTCTGGGGGCTAAGTATAAAGATTTGAGACATTCCTTCGAGCATACATATACTATGTTACTCGGAAGGAAATCTAGCTTTGGAGTTAACATGACTCGAGCCCATGACACATCTGAGATAGAATCGCACCAAAAACATTTCCTTACATCTCTTGTAACTGGACTATCATCAAGCGTCAATCTAGAAAATTCTTGAAAGGCTGGGGTAAGAAACAAATCAATGCTGTTCATTTGTTCCATGCTATCTTCCCTCCTTATAAGATAGTTCTATACAAGTCTAGAACAAAACCATTTAGATCGCCTAGTTTGGCAGAAAAGTTATCTCTTTTTGTTGCTAGCTCCCCAGAGTCAGTGGAAAGAGTTAGAATCTTCATAATTCGATGCTTCGATATTACAAGTCTTATATCATCTTCACTACAACCTGACTTCTGGCATAAAGCCTGAATTGCCAAATTCTGGTTAGAAATACTTGACGAAACCTCTGAGATATAAGGCTTTATCTTTTCAATGATATCTAACTCACGAATCTGCTCATTAATTTTATTAATTTGGTCTTCTAGGTATATTTTAGTATATTCTTTAAAAACAGAATAACAAGTTAATAGCATCTCATCTGGAGATACCAATCTAATATTTTTCTTGTCCTTATCTACTACGTAACATTCAAACTGAATGCTTCCTTCCAAGATAGAGTCGAGAGTCTTAACCAAAGATTCTAAGATCTCGCTTTTATTTCTTTGTCTTATTACTTGGAAGGTTATTTTTGTTGAGGTTGTTGACTCGTCTAAGTAACCAATATCTTTTCTATTGAGAAATTCGGAAAGTTTGTTTAGCAAAGTTTCAAATCTTCTTCCATCTGGCCATGAGTAAAGGGTTATTCTAGCTTTGGCTTCATCGACTTCGTACCTGCCTCTGACCTTAATTGTTGCCTTTCCCTTGGTTAGAAGTTGCTCAAGGTCTGATTCTGAGGAAATAATATCGCAATCTGAAATCGGCTTTATTGTTGGTCTCGTTTTTCTTTCCCCAATTAACCACAGCAATCTTTCAAATAGATCTTCTATCTTGTAACAAGGAATCAGAGTTCTGTATCCAAACCCAATGCCCACTGTGTATTCCCGACCCATGAGGCAAAAGGGAAACATGGTAGGCAAGAATTTTGGTTCTTTATCTAATTCGGATTCTTCCATCGGAACGTAATCAATATAGGAAAAAGCCATGGTTTGAATCTTTTTATTTAACTTAGCTTCTGTATATCTCATTGCTGCGGCTGGAGTTTCTTCAATACCCACGTTAGTTCCCCAGTTTCCCTGCCCATCTACAAAACCCTGATGGACGAGCTGAACTAAGCTAGAATATGACGATCCATGGGGATGATAATGGCCAAGACAATGTCCATCAATTCTAGCGGATTTTACAAACTTATCCCTAGCTATCTCATAAACGGAAAGAAGTAATCGTCTTTCGACTGGTTTTAGGCCATCAATAATGTACGGAAATGCTCGAAATGTGTTAATGTATCTTCCATAACTCCGGTAAAAGTTCTTAACAATCTTTTCCACTAGAATTCCTCCTCGCTATCTTGCTCTGCAAGAAGTTCTTTTTTCTTTTCCACAGATGAAAACAATTTTAAGATATCATCTAAATTAGACGGAAATGAAACAGGGATTAATTTTCTACCTGGTTCTAGAGCAACTTTCTTTAGTTGATGAGGAGAAAATTCTCCCAGCCCTTTAAACCTAGTTATTGTCCGATTTGCCGCTCTAGCTTGACTTAATTGATTGACATCCCAAAGAGGAATAAATGTTTTCTTCTCATTGATTGCATACAGAGGAGTTACACAGATATAAAGCTTACCGCTTTTAATGATCTCAGGCATTAAGACAGAAAACATGGCTAAAAGCAAACAACATATATGCTTTCCATCCTCGTCATAATCAGAAAGAATTATAACTTTATCATATCTCAGCTTAGATATATCCATGTTGGGAACAATCCCCGTTCCCACTGCCTGAATAATTTCGGAGATCTCGTTATTGGAAAGAAGGTCTTTCTTCGTTACTACAGACGGTATTTTTCCTTTGAGGGGCATCACAGCGTGGATCTTAGGGTCTCGACACTGGAGAAGAGATCCAGCAGCACTTTGTCCCTCGACAATAAAAAGCTCCCCATCCCTATGGCTACAATCTCTAAGCCGAGTAAACTTGGTCAAGTATCTTTTATTTCCTACATCTCCAATGACTTTCTTTGAATTTAGCTTTGCTCGATAATCTGCGAAGTGTTGAAGAAGAATATCTAATTGGTCTGGATTCTTTGAAAAGAATGCTTCTAGTTGTCTTTGCAAAGGAGAGAATAGATGCTCTAATTCTTGCTTCTGGTTAATTAGTCGATCTTTGGTTTGGCCGCTAAAAGATGGATTTTCTAGAAGCAAATGCAAATGCGCTCTTAAACCAAAGAAAATATCTCCGGCTAGGAAATTGAATTTCTTAGAATTCTTTCC